ATGCAACTGACATTAGTTCGTCATGGGGAAGCTGCTCCGCCAGTAAATGGTAATGATATTAAACGTCCCCTTACTGCGCGTGGACATGCACAGGCTGAGCAAACGGCAACCTTTTTAAAGGATATTGTAAAACCAGATATTTTTGTTGTTAGTCCTTTGCTGCGTGCTCAGGAAACGTTGGCGCATATCCAGACCTATTTTAAAGATGTGCCAGTGTTGTTATGCGACAAAATTAAGCCTGACGATGATGCAAAAGAAGCGATTGAATGGCTATCTCAAATTCCTTATGAGTCGATTGTGGTTGTTTGCCATATGAATGTGGTAGGGCATATTGCAGAGTTACTTACTCATGAAAATTTCAATCCATTTGCACTTGCTGAAGCTAGAATTTATGATCAAGCTGTTATTGCAAATGGTTTATCAACACAAAAAAATAGTTTTATACCCACAATATAATTAAAAAGGTTATTTAGCCCACATGCTGTACATATTGTTGATAAAGTTGAGTTGAAAATTATTCTCATAATTTTAGACTTGTTAAATATCAACAATTTATATTGTTTTTGTGGGTTAAATTAACCTGTTTTAGTCACCTATATTTGCACCATATAGTGATTATTTTGACTATTTTTTTTATAAAATGAGTAAAATAAAAAGTAATCTGCACCAAATCTGCACCAAGAATGAAATTACCTAAACCTATTAAGCGTGGGCAAACGTACCGTATTACTGTGACCTTCGAAAACAAAAGATATTCATGCACCAGAGACACAGAAAAAGAATGTGAGCAATGGGCAGCTATGAAGCTGCTTGAGTTGAAATCTGGAAAAGTGCAAGAAGAAAAGGGGATAAAGACACCTTATCCTTTTAAGATGCTTTGCGAAAAATACTATGCAGAAAAGGGAATTAAATTAAGATCAAAGCATGTCATTAGAAATAAGTTAGACAATCTGGAACGTATTGTTGGTGAGTTGGCATCTAAATCAATATATGACTTCAAGCCAAACGATATAGCTAGGTGGCGAAATAAAAGGGTGCTTGAAGTAAAAAATGGAACCGTTTTATATGAGTTCTCTATTTTTTCTTCAATATTTACCTATGCTCAAAAAGAATTATTTTTAATTGAATCTAATGTTTGGCAAAACGTAATTAAGCCAGAAAAAGGGAAGAGCAGAAGCCAGCGTATTACTTTTGAAGATCAAGAAAAAATTCTTCAACAAGCCAAGTGGGATAAAAAAAACCCTCCAAGGTTTGTGAAACATTATGTATGTTGGGCAATGCTATTTGCACTTGAAACAGCAATGAGACAAGGCGAAATTCTTGGTATGCGGAGAGAGGACATTAAGGACGGATTTGTCCACCTTCCTATGACGAAGAATGGTGAGTCTAGGAATGTGCCATTGTCCAAAGAAGCAAAGAGACTTCTATCAATACTGCCTTCAAACACTGATATTTTACTGCCAGTTAAAGCTGAAACTTTTAAACGAACATGGATAAAAATTCGTGATGCTGCTGATTTAAAGCATATTAACTTTCATGACACACGACATGAAGCAATTACAAGAATGGTGAGGGAAAGAAAGCTACCTGTTGAAGTACTAGCAAAAATAACAGGGCATAAGACTATTGGTATTTTAATTAACACTTACTACAACCCTAACGCTCAGGACCTTGTAGAAATGTTTAATAGTAGTGAGAGCTAGTTAGCTCTCTTTCTACCACGTTTGTTTGCATCTTTTTTAGTTAATATTTGTCGTGCTCGCTCAGGATCATACATGTGCTTACCTTCTGTACCTTGATTGATTGAGACAAGCTTTTCTCGAATGGTAGTAACACTTAAGTTATATACCTTCGCCAATTCAGCAGCACTTACTAACTCTTGTTTAACCTGCTCAAGTTTGGTGACAATAGCGCCACCAAGATTTTGACCAAGTAAAATCTGAGGAGGGGTATCACCCTCCAAAGTGATTGAAAACTGCATAACTCCCATTCACCCCTCCTTACTTTCCGCTTTAACTTCTCTATCTAGGCGTTCAATTTCTGCAATTAATAAAGCTGCCGCACGAACTAAATCTTGTCTTGGGCTTTTTGGCTTCCAGAAAGTATCAGCAAAGGGCCACCATCCTGCCGCATCCTCATCCATGTATACTTCGGGACCAAAGTCTTTGCTGCTATAAACCCAACCTCTGCTTACTGCATGATCAACATAACAAGACGCAGCTCTTGGCAGTTCATTTCCTTCATAGAGATTGTCAAATTCAGGCAAATAACCTTCTTTAATGATCTGACGCTCTCTTTCATTAAGAACATCTTTGACCGCTTGGCTGCTATATAATTCACTCATCCCTCAGCTCCCTCAAACTTCATAAAAGTAATCCAATGTGTATTCGCCCGTTTGCCAGTAATGTGGCCAAACAATGGTTTTTGATCTGTCAGTGCTAAAAGTTCACTAACTTTGATCTGTGTTTCATTCCATTTGAAAATTAAAACCCCACCGTTGGCCAACACACGAAAGCACTCTGCAAAACCTTTTCGAATATCTTCGCGCCAATCGTCTTGCAACTTTCCATACTTAAGAGCTAACCAACTTTGTTTGCCTGCCTTCACTAGGTGAGGAGGGTCAAAAACAACTAAAGTGAATTGGCCATCCTTAAAAGGCATGTCGCGAAAATCCATCATCACATCTGGTTCAATCACTAGAGAACGCCCATCACACAATGTATGTTCTTCTTTCCGAATATCACCAAACACTACATTTGGATTTTTACGATCAAACCAGAACATACGAGAGCCGCAGCATGGATCTAAAATTTGTGCACTCATCCCTCAGCTCCCGATGCGCTTTCACCCAACTTAATACAGCCTTCTTCTGGTAAGTCTGCATACCAACAGTAGTATCCTGGTCCGTCATAACCGTCTTCGAGCCATTTTATAGTCATTTCGGTTTCCATCTGGAATTGATCTTTCTCACCATCTGGCGCACCAAAATCAAAGGCTTCTTTTAGTTCAGCACACGTTAAAGTGACACTCTGTTTTTCTGGCACCGACTGAGCTTTGGCTTTTTCTAGCTCTGCATCACGATGCTTTGCACATCTAAGCCAAGCATCCCAACGGCTATTCATGTTGCTTATTTCTTTTTGAGCAACTTCAGAAGGATTGTTTGATCTAGTCATAAACAGTTCATGCTCATGACTAAAAATAATGTCTCTTCTTCCTTTGTAATATTGGAAGGCATTCAGAAAAGCCTCTCTTTCCTTATTCAAATCTGTCATGCTGCCACCTTCGCTTTAATGCGCTCTTGATATAACTTTGCGTAGTACTCTTGAGCATGTGGAATTTTGTCTTTAAACTTTTGGATCATTGCTTCGTCACGTTTGTAGGTGACAGTTGTTAATCGTTCTCTTAAATCGATTCGCTCAACTAAATCAATTAGCTGCTCTCTATCATCCCAATCATTTGTAAGCTCGATAGGGCAAGGGAATAACCAGAAATCGACCATTGCTTGCTCACAGTCGTAAAGCCACATGTAGCCTTGCATCTGCCAGTCGTAACCAGCCTTCTTTGCCTTTTCTTCTGCCTCATCTTTAAAGAAAGGGTGAGTGCCAATATCCCAAGTGCATTTAGTGTCGATGATCAACTTGTTATTCAGATCAAGAATGTCGCATTCACCAGTAATTAATTCATTTTCCAAACGGCCTTCATGTTTTACATACTGGCGAAAACGAATCTTGCCAGACAGGCTAATTGCAATTTCTTCAAGCGCATTACCTTTAGCCGTGTACTGGTTGCCTTTGAAAGACTTGAACGTGGTCAAGTCCTCCTTAACAATTGTTCTGATCTCAGTCTTAGCTGTATCGCTAAGAACTGAGCCTTTAGTTTTAGGGTCGCCTACAAGTTTATGTAGGCTTGAGCATCGGAATAGCTTCATAGTGCATTTACCTCAGCTATTTGTGCATTAGTAAGTGCATAGCCTTCTAATACATATTCTTTAGTAACTGCATCGGCTTTGATCTGCTCTAAGAGAACCGGGAACTCATTGTCTGGTACAGTTGGTTTAACTTCCTGGACTTCTCCAACTTCCTTCACAGTGACATTTTTAAACCAGTCTTTAGGTGAACTCATGCCATCACGTAAGCTAGTGAAAATCTTGCGAAGCGCAACGATATTGGCTGCTGTAATAGCATCAAGACGACGCTGAATGTAATCTTCAATGTCTTTCTTGGTGACATTAAATTGCTCAAAGGCTACAACAAGTTTTTGCACAGCTTCTGGTGAAGTATCAGCACTTGCATGGATTGTCTTTTCACACTGATTAACTGCATCATCAATAACATCACCGGGTATTACACCTAAGATGCATGCACGTAGACGACGGGCACCATTGTTTGCAACCAATTCATAAATATCGCGTGGATCTGTTAATTTTTTAGATCCATTGCGTGTATAACGAATATGTGGAACCTGAAAAACCTTTGTTTGACGGGTATTTGTTTCAACATCCCAAGCAAATGCTTCAACTGTAGATTCGCCATTTTCAGAAGATAATTCACGGATACCGTACTGAATATTTCCCCAATTCTGAGCAAGCATTTCTGCAAGTCGAATTGATGGACCAGTTACTGAACTACCACCACGAGCATAAGAATAAACAGCCGATTGAGCTAAACCGGGACGCTGGCATGCGTTCATAATTCGGTCATAAGCTTCAATTGGGTTACGTGGGAACTGTTTAGCAATAACTAAAGCAGCTTGTACCTCTGCAATTGCACGTTGACTATCAGATTGAACTGTAGACATTGCTTGAGTAGTAGGAGCGGCTACTGCAAAAGGGTTTTGTCCTGAGTGTTGTACTGGCGCATTCATAATCTTCTCCTAGTTCTTTTCACTTGCTATGTATCTTTTAACTAAAGGGATGAGTTCTCTTTGAGTCGTTAAGTGGTCACCCTGAAACCTGTCATAAATTGGGTAAAACCTACCTTTCACTTCAACTTGTAGAACCTGAAAATCTCCTTTGCCGTCTCGATACTGAATTTGGTTTTCAATAAGCCAAGACTTGAATGCTTCTAGTCTTGACTTGTGGAGTAGGGCGCGTTTAGACATCACCCCCTCTCAACTCATTGATTTTTTCTCCTCTTGCCAGTTCTTCTAAATACTCATTCAGCTTTTGAATTTGAGTAGAAGTAAGGGCAAAGGGCATACCTTCGACTGCATCGACATAATCAAAGTCATCGACATGTGGTCGGCTACTTGAATCGACAGTCATTCTTGTGTAGTCCACATCTTTCCAGTCTTGATAGTCCAAGCCTTCGCCATATTCGAAAGTGTCGTTTTTCTCAATTCCTTTGACACTTGCAACGATGTAAATATGCTCAGCGTTTTGAACCGACAAGGAAAACTGAACAACGCCATCCTCAACACCTACATTCATCACTTCAAGGCTTGTGAATACAGCAGCATCAAACGAGATATTGGCTAACATATTCATGAGTTAGTACCTCGTATCTTTCTGAGTTGCTCTACGACTTGTTTTACTTCTGCCTCGGTGCGCCAAGCCCCGAATTGACACCAAACATCATCATCTTCAAACGAACGAACGAAGTGATAACCTTTCTCGGCTGATGGATAGATATGCCAGTATGTTTCCTCATCCTTCGGCTCAAAAGACTTCGGCAGCTCTAGTTCAAGCTTGATGGTTTGGGGTTTGAGGCGGAATTCATAATCCTCATTGTCGAAAACGCCCAATGAGTAATCATTACTTATATCAATAAAGCCAAAATGGGTATCTTTTTTATTGATCTGCAAAGCTTCACCATTTGCCCATGCAAGCTTCGCCTCCGCACCGCTAATCAAGGCTGGGTCTTGGGGTTTGGTGATTGGCTCTAGGTCATTTGGGCAGTTAGACAAAACCCACTCGCCATTAAACATGTAGTATTCATTCTCACCTTGTTTTAGGTATGGGGTATTTGTTCTGAAGTTCTTGTGTGTCGCATCCTTCACATCATTACGCCTCAACACAACAAGGTCTCGAAGCTGAGGGAGGGTGAGTTCTTTAAATACAAGTGGAGAATCAATGTGAGTACCACTTGAATATGCAATTTCACCTGTCTCTTTAGCTAGAATCCAATGTGCTTTTACCAAGCAATCTTGTTCATCAAACTTCTTTGGTGTCCATACATAGCCAAGGTCATTAAGGGCCTTGATAATCTCATTTGTGTGAGTATTAATGATTTTGTAGTTATCCATGAGAGGGCTCCTTGTCTTGCTCACCCTCACTAAGCTCTTTAAGTCCTTTAAGGGTTTGTTCAACTAAGTGTGAGAAATCAACTTCATAACTAATTCTTGAACCATCTTCAGATTTAAGCTTCAATGAGATGCTTGGAAGCTCTATGCCTTCATGTTCAACAAGCATCACTAGGGCTTCAATTACCACAACTGAAACGGTTGCAACTGATTTTGTATCCATTAGTTAGCTCCTTCCACTTGCACTCGCACATACATATTCTGTTTTGCTTTGAGTTCGTTGGCGTATTGCTCGTCGGCACAGCCTTTTAAGAAAGCAAATGCAATGAAGGTGATAATCCAGAAAGCTATGAAAGCTTTCGAGCCATCCCTGAAGGCTTGGCTAAACTTGTACTTTTCAATTCTTTGATTCATAATATTCTCACTCGTTGAGTAAAAGTCCCGTCGGTCAGATGCCAGGGACTTTTTTGTTATCTGGTGAGATTTATTAAACCAAAGGTATAAAATAAAAGCAAGCATAAATTAAACCATAGGTGAAAATAATTTATGATTAGGTTTAAATATGCTTTAATAGACAAAAGAAAACCCACCGTGGTGGTGGGTTCGAAGGGGGGATTAGTTGTAATTTTGAGGAAGTTCCCATAATGCTTCTGTCTTTAGACGCAATTTTTTTTGATTTTCCTTGAGACTATTCTCAATTTCCTTTATTAGTTTATGTTGTTTTACTATTTGATCTTTAACCTCTTCAGGAGGATTCGGGATCTCAATATTCAAAAACATTTCATCAGGAATACTGCGTCGTCTCTCTACACTGCCTTGCATTTTACTTTTGTATATTTTTCTTAGAGAATTAGATCTCAAAATCAAATCCAAATATTCTACATTAACTTCTCGTTTTAATCTAAAGATTTTGTATGCTGGGCTTACGGCAGCAGCATCGTAATATTTTTGAAATCCTAGAACACCTTCATCTATAGGGAACCCCATTACAAGTTCATTTTTAAAAACCTTTTTATACCCAGAAATATCAGAACTTGCGACTCGTTTTTTAAATTTCTCATGCTGATCAATTAAGCCATGTTCCATAGTGATACTCATAATAGGTATATTTGTATCCTCTCCCACTTTGACTTTGCCAGACAAGGATAGGAGTTCTTTTAGTTTTATAGTTGGGAATTTTGATTTTATATGTGAATTACTATAGTGAGCATAATTATAAATATAATCATTGCTTCTGATTAATTCTGGATTAACTTTTAAGAAACCTAATTCATTATAATATTTATCAAAGTCGCTCTTATTTAAATCAGCAAAATCTAAATTTTTTAAATCATTTTCGTCAATTTTTCTACGGAAAGAATCTAAACTTAGGCCATCATTTGTCACATTGTAGTAAAAAACGTCAGAATTTGTTCTACCATTATGACAGTTGGTAAAGTAGAGTATATTGGTTTTAACTTTTGCATATGGCAGAAAAACTTCTTTTGGAAGTGAAACTACTGCTTTTAGTTGGGCGTTTTCAAATAAATACTTCCTTACTGGAGCTAAAGCGGCTTTAAAAAGAAAGCCTTCAGGTACTACTAATGCCATTCGCCCTCCTTTTTTTGTTGCTTTAAAGCAATGTAGAACACATACTCCATCACCATCGTTTTTAGCTAACTTATTCTCATATAAGTGAGAATAAGAAGTTTTTTGAGAAAATGGCATGTTGGTTATAACCACATCATATTCAGATTCAATAGGGTTTTGAAGTGTGTCTATCTGGCAAATTCCACTATGCCCATCCCCATGCAGAATCATATTCATTTTTGCGAGTTTTGCATTTGAGGTAATTTCTCTTCCAAAAATAGTATTATGTTTAAGCTTGATTTCTTCACTACTATTGTTTGCAATTAAAGTGTTATCTTTTATATGATCAAATGCCTCTGTTAAAAAACCACCTGTCCCACAAAAAGGGTCATAGATCTTTTCACCATATTTAGGGTTGACTAAGTTAACAATGGTTTTAGTTATGTGACGTGGAGTAAAATATTCTCCTAAGTCATTATTAGTTGCTGTAGCTTGCTGTAAGAAATACTCAAAAGCATCTCCTTTAATATCGGTATCTATTGATGAGAGTTTTAACTTATCCAACTCTTTGATCATCTCTTTAACAGCAACAGGGTTGGTTAGCTGTAAATTTGTAAAAACAGAAGCACCATATTGTCTATCAATATCTTGTAGTATGTTATTAGTTGTATTAATTAGCAAATCATTATCGAGACTTTTGAGAGAATTCCAAATACCTGTATTAGCATTCTCTGTATACAATTTTAAAAAAAGAATGTTTGCAAATTCTGAAAGCCTTTCTATACCAGCTCTTAAACCTTCACCTCTTAGTGAGTTATTTAACTTCTTGAAAACATTAATTAACTCTTTGCGAGAGACTAAAATTTCTTTAGGTGTAATATAAATACCATTTGTTTCCTGCAATATGAACTCTTTAGCTTCATTTACTCTTATTAATTCATTAACCTCATTTTCATCAATAAATAATGGTTTTTGGGTATACAAATGCCGTGTTTCGCAGAAACCATTATTCATTGCAAATATCAAAGGTGCATCAAGCATTTCAGCATATTCGGTTGCCTGATCCAGTGCTTTTGTTAAGCTTTTTCCACCTGATTTCGTTTCAATTACACCGATTGGCCGCTTATTTTGTGAATCGAAAAGAACATAATCGGGTCTTTTTTTACTTTTCTTGAGAAACTCATTATTAACAATTCTTAAGATATCTGATTCAAAAAAGACATTTTTGTTTGGATCTTGAATGTCCAAGATCCAGCCCTTGTTAATCAAATTATTGTTAACAATAAAACGTGTATCTTGCTCAATATTAGACATATTGCATAATCCCAATATCTACTATAAAAACTATTGGCAATCTACACATTACACACTAAAACATCAATAAATATTACTATCTAATAAGTGATATACCCCACATTTAAAAGACTGTGTCGGGTTCACAGCTTATTAATCTTTGGTGTTATTAATTTTCTGGCCTAGCTTTCCTTCTTTTACCAACTGCACGACCTGCTCATTAGTAAGCACAGGAATAAAGACCTTGTCGCCAATATCTTTAGAAAGAATCTTTACCTCTTCAGCAGTCAGCACCAAAGCTTCACCATGTTTAGCTGCATCATTGATACGAGCAATAATCTGGTTGATTGGTAGTTTTGAATTGTCCATATATCACCTAAAACCTTAATTTAACTTTTTCTAACACGCTTTGGACGTGATCCGCCTAATGGTCTAAATGCATCAATAACTAAGCCTACGAGCTCCATACCATCTTCAAATTCAATAATATTGGGATGGAAGTTGGGGTTTAATGCTTGCAAGTATTTGCGCTGGTCGCTTTCAATTACAAGCTTCTTAAAGGTTGCGTCTGAATTATTTCTAACAACGATGAGGTCATCAGCGATTAGATCGCAAACTTGATAGTTTGGATTAACTAAAATGTAGTCTCCCTCTTCATATCTAGGGGAATTACTTACTCCAACTACTCTCAAATAAAAACAACCATCTGGATCATCTGCACTAAGTGGTGGCAACCATTCATTTATTTTATTAGGATCGATAGCTTCTACTGATGTCATTGTCCCTGCCTGCACCCAAGAAAGAACGGGAATTAGTTTTTTAGTTATAGGCTCAACATTATTGTCAAACTTACTGACAATTCCTTTTTTTAGCTCTTCTGCGGTAACACCAAGTGCGGTAGCCAGCTCAAGTATAGAGCCTGTCGATTTGGCATTCCCTGTTTCGAGATCAGAAATTACAGATTGTTTGACACCTGACTTCATAGCCAGTTCTTTTTTGAACTATTTTGTAATGCTAGTACTTTTAAAGATAGACAAGCACCTGGTTTTTTAAATAGAGCAAAAGATTCATTTTTTGTACCTTATGTAGATTTATTTGATATCCCCGAAGTTGTGCAAACACTTGCTGATGGTCTAAAAATTCATAATGAGACACCCGATGAAAATAAAATTAAAATATAAATAGCAATTGAGGTGTAGGATAGAGTCGTATCTTGAATTGGACTTGTAATGAAAATATGTATTGGTGGTGATCTTAATGGACAAGTGGTTGAGAAGGATGTTTATTCATTTAAAGCAGCTGATATAGATCCTGAGAAAAAGTCAGAGTATTTCACCCAGAGTTTTATACTGGGTGATAAAACTCATAGATTCTGGATTAGTAACGATATTGATTTTCATGAAGCCTGCAAAATCGTTGAAAAGATGATTAGGCATCAAGCTTAATAAATATATATATTGATAAAAAACGATTTATATATTAAATTATGTGAACTGTTTATCGGTTTACGTTAATTTAAGTTTTATAGTCCGTACTTTCCCCAAGGTGCGGACTTTTTTTATCTCGTCAAAAATAATGATTGGAACTAGGGTCCTTTTAAATAAATCAAACGGTCAATAATTCTGGAACTAAGTGTTTTTAAGGATTTTGTCATGCAAGAAGAGTTTCAAGTCTATGTAAATCTTACTTGCTTGATTTGAGGTCGTTATGATTAAAAAAAGTAACCGCCGTCAGTGGAGTGAGTTTTTCTCCAATAATAAAAGACAGGAACTCTTTAAGGATTTCAGTGTTTCATTAGGCAATGAAAAAACTAAAAAGCAAAAGTCTAGCCCTTCTAAACATGTGTTTTTCCCTTGCCATGTAGAAAAAGAATATGAGGGTGAAAACGGTGAAAATACTATATATAGGGGAAGCACAGGCGGTGTTATCATTTCTGGTAAGCAATACATCACAATCAAATTGCCTTATGGATTAAGCGCTAACGAGATTTGGCGGGCTACAATTGATCAGAATGGAAAGCAAAGAAATAGTCTTTCAGTAGGTGCTAAAAAATATAAAGACAAGGTTCAAAAGCAATATGGACCTATGTTTAGAGCACTTAAGTTAAAAGCTATCGATCAACTTTGTGAAATACGGTTAATTGTTCAGCCACCACTTAAAACTCGTTCTTACAGCGCTAAAACTTATCCACGATTTGATATTGATAACTATCCAAAACTACTAATTGATAGTGTCAAAGGTGATGGCTTGTTATTCAAAGACGACAATATTTTCATAAGTGAACAAATTAAGCTGGCAGAACCATGTGAAGAGGGTTGTGTCTGGCTTTCGTGCGTTTTTACTGATGAAACTGATTGGTTGTCAAAAACTGTAGATTTTGATTGGTTAGCTGGGAGAAGCATTTAAATGGCGAAAAAGAGCGATTTGCAACGTCGAGTACTTATTGGAAGAAAACTTGCAATGGCGCGTGATATGGCTCAATTACGTCAAGAAGACGTAGCTTTAGAGATATTCGGTACACCACATAAAAACCGAATGAGTGAAATCGAAAATGGTAAGTTAATGCCAGATGCAGAATTACTTTCGGTGCTATGTCAAAAATACGGTGTTTCAGCCGACTGGGTTCTTGGTTTTACTATTGAGCCAGAACTAGACAAAACAGCTTCTGTAGCTGGTATTCTGTTTAACAGTCTAGGTGAAATGATGAGTGAATACACTCAAGCCATGGCATTTCAATTAAGTATGGCTGCAGCACAGCATATTGCATCTTTCCCGAAAGCCTTAACTGTAGAGCTGCTTGAAGCATCAAAGGGGCTGATTCAAGCTTGTTTATCGCAAGACCAGTCTATTCAAGAAAAGGTTTTACCTGAACTTCACACTCTTATGCGTATTGTTCGTGAGTGTGAACAGAATCGTGCAAAACAAATCCGTAATTTAGAGATGGCTATTGATGATGTTTTCCAGCGTGAAGAGAATGATTTACAGCAAAAAGCTTTAATTGATCTTATCCAAAATAAAAAACGTTTTAGCAAGGCTTCTTTACAGCAGCAAGCTTTAGATGAAGTGAAACAAATAGGTCTATTTGCTGAATAAGGGATAGACTTTAATGGCTCGCAAGATTGAATACTCGGAAGAAATTTGGAACCGGCTAAAAGAAGTCTATGAATCTTCACCTAAGATTACATGGCAAGCTTTAGTTGATCAGGTTGGCGAAGAACTCGGTTGTGAGATGCCTTCGCCATCCGTTGTACGCCGTAAAGCACTTGCTGAGAAATGGAAAAAGAAAGCTAAATCTTTAGTCAAAAAGACAGCCCAAGAGCTCAATAAAGAGATTAAAAAATTGACCAAAAAAAATAATGGTCAAGAAGATACACAAAATACTGATAAATCAGAAAAAAGTGATAGTCAAAATTCCGTCAAAAAAACGTCAAATATTGCTGAATTTAATAGTCAAAACTCTAAAAATAATGGTAATAACAACGGCGGGCGTTCTACAGTCAACGAGAACTATCTAAAGTCAGCTCTTGTTGTCAAAAATAACCGTATACGAGCTCATAAGCTGGGTGAGTTAATTACAGATACTATCGATAGTGTTATTCATATTAGAGATGAAGTCCTTAATCTGAATAATCCTACTGAAGATGAATTAGCGCTGGTTAAGTTTAAAATGGGCTTGATTAGTCAAGTGGTTGATTTGAACGTTAAACAAAGTATCAGCATTTCTAACATTGCTCGAACTGAGGCAATGTTCTGGGGCTTAGATGTAGATGATCTTAAAGACCAATCGGAAGTTCAAGCACGGCGTAGTTCAGTTATTTCAGGTGCTGAAGAAAGAATGGCAATTGCAAAAGCTAATATGAAAAAGAAAAAAGAAGAGGCGTTTATGCGTAAGTTAGCGTTAATTGAAGCTGGTGAAGTGGAGCCTGAAGATAGTAGTAATGAATAGTTTGTAATTTTAAAGGTTTTTTTTGAGGTTATTATCACGTGCTTACTATAATGTAGAGAACACTAACAATTTAGGAGAATGTTCACTATGTCATCTAGTATTACCGCTGCTGAAGCTGCAAAAATTGCGGAGCAAAGCAATCCAACCGTTCTTGATATTATTAATATTCTCAGTAATGCAATTAAAGCTGACTCGTGTTTTGGAAAACGGTTTTCCAGTTGGAGTTTTGACAAAAGTGCCGTGAGTTTAGAGTATTTAGAAGAGGCAAAAATTCATTTCTCAAAATTAGGTTATGTAGTAGAAATTATTACTGATAGCCCTGTAAGTAACACTTTTAAAGTTAACTTTTAAGTCTAGGAACTCATCATAAATTCATAGTTAGTAAGTTGCAAAAATGCTCTATATCAGTATGGGGCATTTTTGTTATGGCAAATTCAAATCACAATGATACAGTTTTATCCTATGACGAGCTCGGCTTTATCATTGGAATGAAACGAGTTGAAAAAAAAGTTAGTACGATTGATTCAAACATTGAAAAGATCATTGGTATCCTTACTCAAAGCTTTGAAGAGCAAAAAGCACAATTTGCACAGCCTCAGCCTAAACTGACTGAATTTCAAAAGATGCTTAATGCTGTCAATAATAGACAAGCTTTAGATTTTGAAGATTTATTAAAAGACAAAGCTAATCCAATCACTCAATCTTTTGTTGTAGCAGACAAGCTGGTCAAAGACTTTGCTGATGTTTTGGACCAATCAATTAATGACCTTAAAACAGTAGATAAAAAACAAATCAACAAATCTAATGGGCGAAAGCCCGCTATAGAAATTAATAGTCATGATGACTTATCAAAAATTGTAAATCCTAGTGTACCAGAGCGTGACGAAAAAGGCCGTTTTGTATCAAACCCTAATGAACCCCAAAACCAATCATCAATTCGTAAAGTTGCCCAAACGATATCTACGGCGATTAAAGGAGTAATGCCGAACTCAACACAAGGTGTAGATCCTACAGTTGACGCAATCAATGAAGTTGGTCATTTACTTTCACCTGTACGCCGTGCAGCAGGATTAGCTTTGCGGCCATTAACTGGATTGATGCGTAGTAAAAAGAGAAATGAGCCATTACCTCGTGAACAAGAGAACCATAACCGCAAACAAATAAAGTTATTGCAGCGTATTGCCGATAATTTGGCGTCTAAGGGTGGTTTGTTAGGTTCTCTAGGGAAATTGCTTACTTCCGTGTTATCTGCTGGTGGTGGGCTTCTAGGTGGTGCTCTAGGCAAAGGAAAGAAAGGTGTAGGGAAATTAGGAAAGGGCTTAGGTAAATTTCTTAAGTTTGGCCGTGGTCTACCCGTAATAGGTGCATTGGCTGCTGGTGCATCATTATTAGATTGGAATGAACAAAGCACACAAGAAAAGGGCGGTACTGTAGGTAGTCTTGCTGGGGGCGTTATTGGTGGCACGGTAGGATCAATATTAGGCCCAGCTGGTACTTTGATTGGTGGTATGGCTGGTTCATGGATAGGTAATAAACTTGGTACCGCAGTTGCGCCGTATTTTAAAGAGTGGACAGATTCATTAATAGCTGCAGATGTACCAGGTATTATTAATACTGCTTGGAAAGGATTTGTAAGTTATGCTTCTAATGCTTTTGATCAGGCAAAAAACACTGCTTCAAAAGTTGTAGACGGAGTTAAAGATACTGCTGGTGATACCTTAGATTTCATTAAAGATAAATTTAACCGATTTAATCCATTTCATGATGGTGTTCCAACATGGGGCATTGGGCAAGGAGTTTATAAGCCGGGTTTTGGTGCAAATAAAAATGTACCTGCTTATGGTTCAACTGTTTCTCCAATTGGTGAAAAAACTAAGGAAAAGCAACTTGCAGTTTACAATGCAATGAAGAGAGCTGGTTTTAATGATAATTGGGCTGCTGGTTTAACTGCTTCTGTTGGTAGGGAAAATGACTACCAAGATAAATATCTGTTTGGTAAACACCAGGATAAAGCTGGTGGTACGAATATGGGTATGATCTCTTGGCAAGGAGCCCGTAAAGACCGGCTTACGGCATATATGAAGGAAAGGGGATTACTTGATGCAAACGGTAATATGGTACGGAGCCAAGCAGCTTTAGATGCACAAGGTGCATTTATGAAGCATGAAATCGAAACGAATCCTGAATATGCTTCGGTTAAAGCTTATATGCAGAATAACCCAAATGCATCAAAAGAAGATATTGCCCGAGTTCTCGGCACAAAATATGTAAGATGGGCGTATGGGCAAACAAAGCTTCGCAATGGGCAGTCATTTGATTATAGACCGCATTTAGAAAAGGAATATAAATACAGAGCTAACATTGATAAAACCGTTCAGGAACAGAAAACTAATCTACCTAAAGAAAATACCCCAGCTGTATCAGATTTGAAATCAAGTCATATTGTGGAAAATACAAGAGCTAAAGTTGCTAGTGTTTTAAGCACCCAAAAAGCTATCGTTCCCCAAGCTACTACAAAAGCAAAACCTTCATTAAATAATCAAAATAGATTATTAACTAATGTCACGCCGTTTAAGCAACCTTTAAATACTCCTAACCCACAGGAAGTTGTTGTTGTAAATCAGAATAATGGTAACATCGGGCAGAATGTTAGTGATCGTTTCCTTGCTCATGCTCTAACTGGCGGCATTGGAATGGGGAAATTAGACGTTTAGTTTTGGGATATATATGACTTTAAAATTATTAAAATTATCTTTCTTAGTTACGGCAGCTTTTTCAAGTTATGTTCAAGCTGCTACAAGTGTTAATGATATTCTGAATAAACAAATAATTGCTACCAACAGTGAAAATATTAATTCGACAAAGGTAGTTAGTGAACTTTGTATTTTTAGTTGTGATTTATTAAGTACAAACCCTGAAGTGTCTTATGGTGGCATGGACGAACTTTATGTTCTTTTACGAGAAAAATATGGTTTAGATTCTAAGCAAAGTTGTAAGTTCTATAAAAGGACAACTGGCAATGTAATATTAGATACACAATATAAAATTGCAGCCTTACAGGGAACGCCAAATCCTGATGCCTATTCAGATTCAATTTTTAATAATTTGATATATAAGCAAGGAATATATAGTTCTTCAGATGTAAATGTGGACATTTATTATGATTTAGTTGACATTGCTAGAATCAATAATCCTGAATTAGATGAAAATAGCAAAAACAATCTAGTAAAAACTTTTCAAATGCGCCATCGTTTTATTGCCAATAGTTGTGGTGAAAAATTTATGATGGCTTATGACAAGTACTTAAATAAAGTTAGTGAGTTAAGAGAGGCTGAATATATTGAAGCAATTAATAAAAAGAATGCTAAAGAACGGGAAAAAGAGGAATGGGAAGAAGAAATCCGTTTAGCAAAACAAGCAAGAGATCGAGCCGATGCGGAGAGGGAGGAACAAGCCCGTTTAATTGATGCTAAGAAGCGGGAAAATAGACAAAAAATTAATCTATGCAAAAGTACTAATAATTATAAGCTATTTATAGAATCCTCTAATGTTGTTAGTGCAAGAAATAGTATTAAAGTTGCACAAGACGTTTTAAAAGAAGAAGATAGGTTACAAAGTTTTAGCGGTGTCACTCGTTTAGATAGGCGTTATGCAGCTGCTCAACGGATCGAGTATGGGCAAAAAACTCTAAATCAAAGCTTTGCCAAGTATAAACAATTGGGTGGAAGTGCAAGTAGTGTTGCTACTGTGACACCTCTAAATAATCCATGTAAGGGTTTGTGATTTTTCCAATATGATCAAGAAAAACCGCCGTGATAGTTATCACGGCATTTTTTTTCATATAACTTGATCTATTCTTAACTTAACTTAACTTAACTTAACTTAACTTAACTTAACTTAACTTAACTTAACGTAAGTGAAGCAAATAAAATCACAGTATAGAGTTGTAACTCTATAAATCTTTAATTTTGGAATCTTGGGGTTATAAATTTAAAATTAATAATTTCAATAAGTTGAATTTTTATTAATAACTATTTGATTTTAAATTTGTTGACAATATTTTTTTTAGAACTATTATTAAAAAAGGTGTCTAAAAATCTGAAATATCATTCAAAAGGAGTTCTTGGTGAAAAACTATACAGTTGCTGTAAAGATTACAGAATCTAAGTCTTTCTTTAAAAAAGATATTTATGAGGCTGCACTTTTTGATAAACCGAATATTAATGCTACTGGTTCCAGTTATGACGAGGTGATTAGGAAGGTATATGAGAAGACGCTTGAGTATTTTGATTTTCTAAGTGACCAAGGTCTTGATATTCCTGAGCCGACTGAAATTAATTCAGTAACATTTAAAAAACGTGATAAAGATGTTTTTTTTCATGTCATAACAATTGATACATCAATCTATGCGGAAAAGACTGAAAAGATTAACGTTACAATTCCCATATCTTTAACACGAAAAATTGATGACTTTCTAAAAGATAAAGTACATAACTCAAATCTTTTCTCCTCTAGATCAGATTACATAACCAAATCTTGCCAAAGATATTTACCCTATGCGAATTATCTTGCCTCGCTCTACAATAATGAAGATTTAATAATTGCTCACAGATATCACGAAAGTAATACCACGAGAAATTGTCTTAATTTGCTCGACTATTTGAAGCTACCTAATTGTCAAGAAGTAATCTTATTTGCGACTTATCGTACACCTACTGATGGGTTTAGTAGAGATGACGGGCCTGAAACTAATTTGCCCCTCATGGGAGCAATTGCGAAAGTCCAATTACCAGGATTAAACGAGATTTATATTATTTTTGATGGACTTTTCCTAACCGCGCAAAGGAAGCCGCGCTACAATGAAGTAAAAGATGTGCTGGATACAGCTTTGGAAACAGATAAAACATCATTTATTCAATTATCAGTTCCATTTACTTCACAGTTAGATCCTGTGGAAGCAGTCAAAATATTAAGTGAATTTCCTAGACAGAAATTAACTAAGGAAACTCGACCTACTTTTTTTAATTTATTAAGTAATCTAACAGAAGAACAATATGTAAATTTTTAACCACAAAAAAGCCTCGCAGTCCGTGGAAAGAAAACGAGGCCTGTCATTGCATAGGAGCAACAACATGCGTACTTTAACACAAATTAATGTACCTTTTCATAGTGCTGATTTAGTAATTATTGAATTCAACAATCAGCCATTTACTGCCATGCGCCCAATTGTTGAAGGAATGGGCCTCACATGGCAATCACAATATGAAAAGTTAAAACAAAGATTTAGTTCAGTTATCACTGAAATAGTGACAACTGGAAAAGATGGTAAACAGTACAATATGGTTTGTTTACCTGTTCGTAAGCTTTTTGGATGGTTAATGACTATAAGTCCAAACAAGGTTAATCCCGAAATTCGAGATACTGTGATCATGTACCAGCAAGAGTGCGACGATGTGCTGTGGGAATACTGGACTAAAGGGCAAGCAATAAACCAACGCTTAACCATTTCTCCAGAACAACAAAATGCACTGCACGAGATAGTTGATCGCCGTGCAGGGAGGGATCGAAGCTTAAGAGCTTCAATGTGGATTCGTCATAATCGCCACTTTGGAATTGCTAAATATAGCCAATTGCTTTCAATCCATTTTGATGAGGCGAAGCAGTATCTTGAGCTCTTGCCGTTACAAGAGCTAGTTCCAGCTGAAACAGATACACTTAAACGTTTAGAAAAGTTTGTAGATAATCTCGCTGCTCGTTATCCAGCATTAGAAAACCCTCTTGCTTATGACATTGCACAGCAATTAGGTGAGGAGCTAAAGTATCAATCTCCAAAAGGACCTAAAAACTTTTGGATATCGATTCAAGAAAGCGGAGCAGTTTCTGTACAGCAATATTCACTACACCACACACCAGTTAATGTTGTGCAATTGCGTGAACGCTTTAATCAATTGTGGGATTTTCTTCATAAAGATGAGGTGCTTGAACTTGGGAAGGTTTTAAAACGCTTTCCTTTCGAACCTGTGAATCGATAAGGGCTTATCAAAATATAAAGATGTCTAAATAGGACTCCCCTAATAAAAAGCCAGCTATTAGCTGGCTTTTTAAGTTTACTTACAAATATAAAATTCTTAATTTTATTGATATTTCCAATGTAATTGATCATATAGTTCTTGAAAAATATTATTCATAAATGCATAATTCGCGCGCGTTTTAAGGATTATGTTAATGACAACAACAGCTTATGATACTCATTTCATGGCTTCCGACATAGCCTTTACAGTAAATCGTACAGAAGTTACTCTAAATATTCCTTTTAGGAAAGTGAAACGTTTGGGCGATATTGTATTTGGTATGGCTGGATGTTTATTTTGTATGAGAGATTTTAGCGAGGCCCTTATTGATTTTATCTTACAAAATAAAACACAATTTGAGCTTCCGAGATCTATACTTGAAAAAACAAATAGTGATTTTATTGCACTAATCTATTTAAGTGGTTCTTGCCTTAAAGTTTCTAAAATGGTAAATGACACTGAGTTTACAATAGAAAACATTACTAATGTTCCTACTGTAATTGGATCGGGGAGTTTTCATACTCAGCATATTATTCATGATTGTCCTAATGCGATAGCTGTTGTCCTAGAAGCTATTAAATACGATCAATATACTGCAGGGGAAGTAAAATATTGCAGTATTAAACGAGAAGAAGTTCATAATTTGGAAGCGCCTATCATGTCTACAACTCTTAATAATCAAATACAAATGTTGCAAACAGAGATTGCTGAAACAAATCATCTTGTTGGAAATGGCAACACATATCACGCTAACACTGAAACATATCACCATGGTGAACCTGTCAAAATTTCTACTGAATTAGGTTTACAAATGTTTCAACATAGTTTAACGAACGTCCGAAATAAATTAACTTCTAATTAATTTAAAATAAAAGCCTGCAAATGCAGGTTTTTATTTATAAACAAAATGAAATTTAATGGAACTTATGTAATTTCTAGAAAAAATTTACTTACAAGATAACCTCATTAATATGAGGTTATTTTTCATGGGCAGTCTTAATCTTGCAGCTATAACAGCTACTACTCCATACATTAAAAAGATCCAATCGGCTTTAGAAAAAGCAACAGGCCAAACGATTGTTACACCAGAATTTCGCAAAATTAAGCGCGTTGCTGGTGTTAGCGTTTTACCAGTTGCATTTTTCTTTTCAGGTGGCGCTACGCTTACACTTTATATTCGTGCATTAGCGGATGTAGTGAAGGCCGAACTGAATGATAAAGTAATTGTTCTATCTGGCGATTTTAGTGATGACTATAAGCCAACATTTGAAAACGCCGTAAGTTGTGTTGCTAAACTTATCCGTGAAGCACAATCTAAAATCCAAGAACAAAATAAGCGTGAAAAAGTTAGCTTACCGCCGCGCCGTACTTCTGTAGATCAGAAAATGAAAGAAGTCGAAGAACAAGAGCAAAAGCTTGATGAGGATTTAGCTAAGCAAATAGCTCACCGTGACCAGCTGAAAGAACAAATTGAACATGCTAAGCAACAACTTGGTATAAGTTCGGAGGCTGGTCAATCCGAACTGGGAAAGCCTGAATTTGATAGTGCGAGTCCAATCAAATCAGTTACAGCAAATATCACACGTGGTAAAGCTGCAATGAACAAAGCCATTATGGAAAAAACCACAGTGCATAGAGCTATGTATCGTAATGATTTAGGCTGGGTGGATTTTGAGTATGGCAGTGATAAACAGGGTATTAAGCATATTATCAAGCGCCGTATGGAAAGTGATGGCATGACATATGATGAAGTTGTGCATATGCTTGTGGATACTATTGTGCAAACAATCGCTCAAGGTAGTACACAACGGCGTACAGAACGTGGTTTATCTACAAGAATAAATATTGTATTTAATTCGCATGAAGCGTCATTGATTAAGCGAGAAGGTAGTAATGCATGGCTGCTTACAGCTTTTGAAGTGCATTAAAAAAAGCCCGGTAGTTAGAGATGGGTTGCGACATCTTCTAACCTACACTTATGACCCTATACGTTCTCGTGTCAAAAGTGGAGCGGGCTTTGTATATATAATAATCCATGCATTTCTTATTTTCAAATATGGAACCATTCACGCTTACATATATACAAAAGCAATACCCTTAATACAGTTCTTATTAAGGGTGTTTTTTATGCAAATTCAAATCGGTATTGATATTGTCTTAATTCTTGCATTTTTAGCTTATCTTTCCGTTGTTACAGGATGGAATAGCAAGAATAAAGCTGCGTATATTAAACAATTCCGTCATGTACCTATAAGCCTCTTATTTAAAGAAATCAGATATATGTATTTCATAAGTATGGCATGTGTATTGATCACTATTATTCTTGTTGATTGGCGAATCTATAACGTTGCTTCATATTTTGATGCATTAAGCGTTTCATTATGGATATTCATAATCTATTTCACCATTTTTTCAACTTATCAGATTGGCACTGCAATACTAGTAAAGCTTTTGATGATTTTCAGTAATAGAGCAACTTCCTAATGATCACATCTAAAACAATTTTAGACATGGTTGAGTACTGGCTTAATCATCCGGTTAATGGGAAGTATGGTTCTGACTTTGGTGCACCTCTTTATGATTTGCTAATGGCACCTTTAGACTCGAGGGTGGCAGATAGTTTTCTTATTAAGATGAAAAAGGATCTACCAATATTATCTGAGCTTAACTCTGACCAATTAGCCCTGTATTCACAAACCGAAGGATTTGAGACGGTTCATATTCATTTAAGCATCATGAATGTGAATATAGATCTTAACCAAGTAGCAGACCGATTGGGTAAATCAGTAACAGGTGAGACATATGACATTAACGCAAGCTGATTTTGAAGCCCAGCTCCAAGCAGCGATAGATGATTATGAGATTCAGGAACGCTATAAAGCTCAAGATCCACTTGTCGTTCACCAGCTGCGTTCTATGGCTAGTTTTTTGACTGCATTTGGTCCAGAAATCGATATTGCTTCAATTGAACCATTTACCAAAACACGTGACCGCTCAATTATTGCGGATGCTACAAATAAAGGCATTTTGCCTATAGGTACACCGTGTCAGCACTTAATAGAAATTATCAACCGGTCAACAAATGCTGTGAGCTTAAGTCAAGGGCGAATGATTGAGGACCATAGCGGCGGTAGAGTATGGCGGTTGCTTCAATCAATTACTGTTAAAGCTGGTGAGACGGCGGAAGTAATAGCAGAACAAAGTGAATACCGTGAAATTAAATATGTTGTACCAGTTACTGAAGGGTTCCATAAATATCGAATAGACCTTTTAGAGGACCTTTCACTTGCAAATATTTCGGTTAAGCAGGGCAATAATAACTATGTAATTAAGCCGCGCTGGATGAATGTTGAACCAGGTGAATATGCTGTAACTGTTACTACAGATAATCTAAGAAGATTGTTTATTGAGTTTGGCGATTCTGAGAGAGCTGGTCGTACTCTGCAAGCCAATGAAACAGTAATAATTGGAATTCTTGAGACATACGGGGAAGTTGATGTTAATCGTTTAAAAGATGCGGCCTTACTTGATGTACTTACTAATGATGAACAGCGGGTATCAGTGCGTTTTAAAGCTGGTGGACTGATTAGAGAGGGCGTAGATCCGTTAGCTGTATCAGAATTACGTTTATTATCAAGCTATCCATCACTTTACGATGAAGATGCGGTATTTCTCGGCAACTTTGACTATGCAGTCCGTAAAAAATTTATGAAACGGGCACAGTTTATTTCTGTCTGGAATGAAACGTTGCAAGAGCAACACTTTGCCATTACATACCGCGACATAAATCATTTAAATCTTGTGGTGGTTGCCAAGAACCCAGCTGAACAAGCAACGTTAGAACAAGATATCTGTCGGTATATTGGTTATTGCGATAACTTGTATGAAGGTAAAGTGAATGTACATGAAGTTGTAGAAAAGCCAATTGAAGTAAAAATTAAAGGCTCTTTGGCTTCTGTACATAACACAGATATGGTTAAGACACAGATCAAAGAATTACTTGTAGAACGTTACGGGCGTGAATCATTGAGCTCAAGTCGTTGGCTGGTTAATGGCTTTAATACGCAAGAAATGGGGAAGCTGATTAATGACAATATTGTGGCTTTCCAAGACCGGATGAGTGACTTTACCATTATGCTTTCAAATGAGTTGAATAAGCCTAATGAGTGGGTGTATGTGACAAAAGACAGCATTACTGTTGAGTTGGAACGCACCGCTGATATTTCGGGGGCTACATGGACCCTATAAGCTTTACTCGGCCTATCGATGAACAATATGTGAGTACGGGCTTGCAAACCGCACTTGCTAAAGCATTTAAACAAGTATTTGCACAAAACTTTGAACAGTCCATACAAGATTTATTGGATTACGGTTGTCCTCATATCGGTAGTAAAACAGTTGTAGAACGGTTCTCTAAACAAAACGGACTTGTTGTATTACGCCGAAATAACACCTCTGACACGTTAATGCGAATTATCTATGCCAATTGGAGCAGCATGGGTAATAAAAGAGGATTAGCGTTTTTAGAGTTTGTTTTACGAATGTTGTGGGGGAAAGATCATTTTCAGATTATCCGGCTATGGCATAGCTTGGAAAAGCTAAAAGAATATCCAGCCTATTTGTCTGATTTTGAAAAGCCAAATTACTTCTTAACAAGTCGGATTAGAATTGTTTTAGATAAAACTGTTGATGCAAATGAAGTGGTAGAGCTGTCACCGATATTACGCCGTTTAGTACCAGCCAATATTGTCGTTAAAGTTCACTCAATGGCATTTGATAGAGATTTAGGCACCACAAGCTTTGCAGCGGCAATAACAGCTAAGCCTTATGCAGTCTATAACTTCCTTTAATTCAATTGGAACTGTTGAGTTAGCGCTCAAATACAAAATGATTTCATAGTCCTGTTCATTAGTTCAGGACTTTTTTATATGCAACAAGCTCAAGACAATGTTTTAGTAGGAATCGCAGAACCAATCAATGATCAAGGAGAAAACCTATTAATTGATCATTTCTTAGGTTACGCAAACCGTGAATTAAAACCACAAGAAATTGATAAAGTTGTTAATGGGGAAATGGTTGAAGGCATTACAGCTTATGCTCAGGGCCATTACTATAAGATTTCAGCAAATCCAGAAACTCAGAACGCAAAAGATTTTGAAATCAGTCTTCATTTTCAGGATGGCCCAATTCCTGAACATGGGGTGAATGGAGTTACTAGTGAAGCATTGTTAAAAGTGCTTATTCACCGTACTAAAACTTTAGATGAAAAATTCCCAAGCGAATTCAAAAAACAAGCCATTATTTATATGGAAAGTGCGCTAGAAGAATTTAATAAGCGTACAGCAGAGCGCCGTGCTCGTGGTGTTGAAGGTACACTTCTAAAGTAATTGGGTGAAGTATGCGATTAAGTATTTTTTGTCGAAAGCGTGGTTGTTCTCAATTAATTGACTTATCTCAAATGGATTGTTTGCAAGTCTCCCAAAGTGAACATCGAGGCGGCATGGTTAGCGAGAGCTTTTATGATGTTTTTATCTCACTAAAAAGTGGATTCATCTTTGATGCAACCATTGAAGATAAACAGCATGACAAGCTATTGGAATTGATTGAATGTGATCAAAAGATTTGATTTGGAACTGATTAAATTTCAACTATAGAACAACTGAAACAATAGCCTCAATCACAGCATTGGGGCTTTTTTATGGCTAGCAAAAATAGAAAGACAAAAGTTCTATCTTACAACTTACATGACCGATGCCGTAAATATACCGGTGTTGATCGAAGTAATGTCGATGTTGATGCAATGGTCAACTTGATCAACAGTGACCATGTTCAAGAAATGGTTGCTACTAATTCATTACAAGGTTTTTACGGTCATCAAATTCGACAGCGTTACGGTATGGTACCGCCTGAAACTGTTCCTATTAAAGGTAAATTGGTATATCTAGCCCCTGCGCTTAAAACAATTCATTTACGTGCTTCACAAGATGGGACTGTAGAGCATCAAGAAGAATTTTTTGACAATGAACCTGGTGAACTTGCATTAAGACAGTATGCCGCACAAGCAGGTGGATTCAGCACAGCAGTTAACTATAAGAGAATGGGTGGTCGTCTTATACCAACTGGCTTTTTTGGTTTTGACTATGTGTCACAACCTAACTATGCAAGTAATGTAGGTGACGGTCAGTTATTTGATGGTTTATTTGTTCCAGAAGAACCTGAAGGTGTTGTTTCTTGCTTTGATAGTGCAACTGACATTTCACAGTTATCACCATCTGAAATTGTTATTGCTCAATTACTTGAAGATCAAATCTTACAGACCTACGACAATATCAATAGCCAACTTCATCTTTTAAATGAGTTAGGAAATGCTCAAGGGTTAGTAGGTGAACTATCAGAAAAAGTTGATAAACAGAAACGCCTGCAACAACTTAGGGAAGAACGCAAAAAAGAACTCTATACGGGTATGGTAAATCCTGTGAAGAGTTTTGATTCAGTACAACAACAAGCTGAACAAATCATTCAAAGTTTGGACAATCCAAACGTAAAAGAGAAACCTAAAAAGCCGAAAAAGTCTTTTGGCAGTATCTTTAGTGTATGGGGGTAAAAATGAATTACCCCAACGATTCGCTTAAATGCATCCAAAACGCTTGGTATAAGCAGCTTGTCAATTTTCGTGCTTGGTATATGCCTGAGACACAATTAACGGCAGACTGGAAGTTGAGAGCCATTGGTAACGCTATAAAAGCATGTCCGTCACGGATGATGGACGATTCAGAAGCAATGCTTTCTGAATATAGAAAAAGCCAGAAGCATGAGGAAGAATCCAAAGTGCTTTTACCTGTAATGCTTACTGCAACAGCGTTAACTGACCAACCCCCTGATGTAAATCAATTATTACCAGTGCCTGATTTTATTGAAACGGTCATTGATGAGAAACGGGTGAAGGTTCGTCTGGTGCCGACAACTGTACGTGCTCAAATCGCTTTCTTTGCCACCAATCCCAATGATCTGCGTTCAGTAATTGGGCAATTTTGCGCGTACATGTCTAGCAATGATAACCGTCGTTTTAATGTGCCATTTCAGCAATGGAATGATCATGTATTTAATTCAACATTCACTGTTTTTGAAAATGAACTTTTTCCATCACCAGTCCCAAGCGAAGCAATCAATCTTTCTATCTCAACTGTAGATATTCAGCTCGTGGGTTATACACCTAACGTCATCGGTTTCGGTGGTCCATTCGACCAAAACACAGGTAATGGCTATGAACCTGACGGCTCAGCAACGGAACAGCCCGCAATCAACGACAAAGTTGTAGTGCAAGCTGATCAGTACACATCACTCGATCACCAGCGTGTGAAGGGTGATAGAGAAACAGGTGAAATTACAGTTGAGCGTATAGATGACTGACTTAATCGATAAGGCACAAGAAAGTGCTGATTATTTATTGCAGCAAGAAATTGCAAAGCGATGCCGTTTTGAAGGCGAATCTGAAAAAGAATGTATTGAATGTGGTGAAGAGATACCAGAGCGCCGCCGTGCACTTGGTGGGGTTAAATTCTGCATTGAATGTCAAACCAAGATAGAACGTAAACGGCGCTAAGGATACATGTAATGTCTGGAATTATTCGTATAGACAGCCGTGTTGCTGGGTTTTCTGATCAACCAATTCGTCTCATTGGTGCCGCATTTGCGGATACTGGTGAACTTGTTATTCAAAAAACTGCCGTTTATTCAAATTTACCTGTACCAAGTGATTTAAGAGATCAAACGGTTGTTGTTACTGATTCACCTGACCAAGTACAGAATTGGCAATTAAGTTTCAATGCTAAAGAGCACTTAGAAGAAGTGATTTCAATTTACCAAGCTCGTTTCAGAGCAAAGTTAATTGAAATTGAGCCGAAGCTGAACCAGTACAATCCTAAGAACGTACTTGAAATCCGTAAGGTCGATAAAAACGGCCTTCAGCAAGAATTTGATAGCAGCAGCTTAAACAACGGCCACATTGCAATCCTGTTAGCAGTTTGGGCTAGTACAAAAATTGCTAAAGGCTTTTCAATTACTGAAGGGAATCAGTTTGAAGAAGATGCAGTAGATCCAACAATGCTTCCTTTTTCAATCTTTTAATTAATGGTGTTTTTACGGTATGGCTTTGGCACCATTAAAAGAAATTCCCGAATGGTGGGAACTTTGTGAGCGTTATCGATACGACATCTATGCTTTCGCCGTAGAAGCATTAGGTGTCGAACCCACATGGCAACAAGAATTACTTTTTGAATCTATTGCATTTGATGGTAGCCGTACTTCAGTTGCGTCAGGTCACGGTTGCTTTGGAAAAGGGACTTTAATCAAATTAGCCAATGGGGACTTCATCCCAGTTGAGCGTATTAATTTAAATCATAAGATTCTCGCTGCAGATGGTAAGACAGAACTAGATGTAATTAAAACAGTAACCGGTTATCAGGAAATGTACCGGTTTGAGTATGAGAACGGTAAATCTCATACATTCAATAAATCACATATCCTTTGCTTAATCTCTTTATACGATGGTAATGGTTGGTCGAAGGGCGACAAGATTGAATTGCTTGTTTCTCAATATATGAACCTAAAACCTGAAAGTAGAGAACAGTTTGCATCTTATAGGCTTATAGATGGTGAACATAAGCCTTTAAAAATCACATCGGTTGCCGAGCTTGGTGAAGGCAAATATTACGGTTTTGTACTCGATCCAGATCCATTTTTCTTAGGTGAAGATAACTTAGTACTACACAACACTGGTAAAACGGCCAGTGCCGGTATTGTTGCCTTATGGCATCTCTTGTTTTTTGATGAATCAATCATGATGTTTACTGCTCCGCAGATTGGGCAGTTAAAGAAACAAGTCTGGAAAGAAATCAGTATCAATCTAGCACGATTGAAGCAAGGGCCTTTGGCTTGGCTTGCTGATTATGTTGGGTACCAGTCTGAACTTGTATACATCAAAGGCTACAAAGAAAAATGGTATGTCTTTGCGAAGACAGCACCAAAACATCAACCTACTAACTTGGCTGGTAACCACGGCGATAACTACATGGTCTGGGTCGATGAGGCCAGTGGTGTAGATGATGCTGTCCTTGATGTAGCTTTTGGTGCCTTAACGCACGAAGACAACCGTGCAGTAATGACCTCACAGCCTACCCGTAACGCGGGTATGTTCTATGAGACTCATCACAAGTTAAGTCATCGAGCTGGTGGTGTTTGGATTGCACTCACATTTAACGGGGAAGAGTCACCACTAGTTAGTGAACAATCCTTACAGGAACAACGGCAAAAATACGGCAGCAGGGAAGATGCTCAGTATAAGATTCGTGTACTAGGTGAATTCCCAGACTTATCAGATGAGTTCTTAATCACGAAGCGTCAAACCGAAGAAATGTATGTTGGCGCGAGTATTTTTGATGACCATCAATTCGGTTATGTCATTACTGTTGATGTTGGTGGTGGTGTTGGCCGTGACGATTCAGTAATTGTTGTTTCTAAAGTTTGGGGTGAAGCGCAATGGGGAGAGCGCGCACGCCGTGTAGAAGTTGTAGATATTCCATTATGCAAAAACAGAGATGATATCTTAGAACTATTTGCAAAGATTAATGAGCTACTTTTACAGTACCCAAATGCTAACTTGGTTGTAGATGATAACGGGGCGGGTAAAGGTTTAGGCCAATACCTTAAAAAGCAAGGTATTTTCTACGTTCCTGTTTATTGGGGCTCACAATGTTTTAGTAATGACAATAGAAAAGAGTTTACAAATAAACGGTCATTAGCTTATGTGGGCTTAGCTCGAGCAATCGCAAATGGCCGTTTTAAAATAAAAACGAAGAAACACAATGTGAAAATTAAAGATCAGTTAATCCACGTTCCATACCGTTTTGATGACTTTGCTCGTTATAAAATCTTAAGCAAAGACGAAATGAAACGGATGGGAATTAAATCACCGGATATCGGTGATGCTTTTGCTTTCTTATTCTTGGAAAACGTTCACTACACTGAAGCTTACGAAACTGTAAATGTCACTGACGATACACCGGAAGGCCGTGAACAAGCTGAACGTAAGTCAAGATTCAGTGCTTTAAGAGAAGCAGCTGAAAAAGAAAATGATTAGTTATATGGAACTGCCCACTTAAATACCTATTCTTCATAACTACCATAGATCAATAAATCATATGGGTGGGTTATGGCTATTAACTTCTTTTTAACTGACGCAGGTCGGAATGCATTAAATAAAGTGGGTGATGTTGCTAGCTTTGGTGGGGAGCTTACCCATCTTGCTGTTGGTACCGGCAAATTTGATGCATCAGTAGAAGCGAAAAACCTAACTTCTCTTAAAAATGAATTAGCTAGATTTTCTCTTAACGGTGGTGGTGTAGATACAGAAACGGGTACTTTGCGTTTTGTAATGAGTATTGAGCCCACTTTAACAATGGAAGTGTTTGAGATGGGTATTTACCTATCAGACGGCACTTTACTTGCAGTAGCGTCAACTACAGAAGTTCAATCAATCATGTCACTGCATGCAAACGTGGTTGCTATCGTTACTTTTGGATTTGTTTTAACTGACGTTAATTTAAAAAATGTAACTATAAAAATTGATCCAAATACTCCAATTGCAGTGATGTTGATGAACCAGCATAGTGCAGATGAGGATCCACACCCGCAATACGGGGCGTTAATACAGAAAATAATCAAAGAACACTTAAATCATAATGATCCACATTCACAATATGCTTTTAGAAAAGACGTAAAAGAAAAAGATGATGATTTACAGCGCCAAATTAATGGATTAGATACTTCATCCCAAAATTTAGGTCAGCAGCTAACGGATTTAAAAAAATATTTAGATTCTCAATATCCGAAATTATTGGGAGCAGGGGTAAACATTGGGTCTAAAGCTACTATTGATTTGGGTGGAAAGGTAACTGACTTACGTGACTCAAAATATGCTATCCATTTAACACCTGAAAGCACGCATGAAGCGTGGACAATAACGCGTTCTGAAAAGTCATTTGATTATGAAGTTTGGAATCGTTCTGGGCAAAACCGAATTGGGTATTCTGGAATTGTAAGTTGGTCTGTAATTCAAGTTGCTGCAGAAACACTTAATGATGGTAATGGCGATTACACAGTACCTGGTGTGTATATCATTCCAATCCAACCAAAAGAGCAAAAAGAATTCATTTTAGTAGGTGCTGGTGGCGGCGGCGGTGGCAGTATTTGGGAAGCTGGAAGAATGGCCCATGGTACAGATGGTGGTGATACTCGCTTACGTTTAAATGAACTTGATTTAGCATTAGTGGGGGGTGGTAAAGGCGGTACCAGTGGTCAGTGGTCGAATGGTAGTGCTTTCTCAAATGGTGCTGGTGGGTTACCTACGGCAATCACTATAAATTCAAACTTAACTGAGATTTCTAGAAAACTTGGTAATGCAGGTATAGCTGCAAATCAAACTAATCATGTAGGCGGTTCTTCAGTAAGTCCTGAGGGTAATTGGGGTGCAGGTGGAGATGGCGCAAATGGAGTCGGTGATCTTGGTTGGGGTTTAGGTGGTGGCGGTGCTAGTGGCGGATTATTGGTTTGTAGATATTCTAATATCAGTGAAAAAATTCAATATATGACACTCATTGTTGGTGAACCTGGTCTTGCAACCGAAAGTAATGGTAATACTGGTAAAGCAGGTATTGGTGGTTTTGCTCGTGTAAGTACTGTTAAAGCTTAAATAGGTGAAACAGTATGAGAAATGATTATCGAAATGCTATTAGAGACTTAATTCACCGGAATCTTCAACAAAATAATATTCAGAATTTAATTGTATGGGAGATTAAAGAGGATGAATCGCTAGATCCATCATTGTTGAGTTTGAAATTATATGGTTCAAGAAATCATATTGACGCAGTACTTGTGGCTTGTGAAGCGAATGGCGTTTGGGAAAAGTTACCTCTACAAAAGGTAGCATTTCCAAGGCTTGTTGATCTTTTAAGACTTCAAAAAGAATACTTGCAGGATAATTAATATGTCAGCATTCAAGCCAGATGATTTACGCCGTGCCCAGCTGCAATTAAACCAGTCTTTGCAAAATGGTGGAGTTCGTAGAGATCAACAGAGCCGCCAGCGTGCAGATAGAGAACAGCGGGCATTTGCAGAAAAAGAAATTGAATATGATGATTGGGGACGAAAGATCCCTAAACCTATGTTCTTGCGACCACAAGATATTGCCCAAGGGGAAAAATATGATGTCGAAAGGGTACTTTTTACAACATTAGGTCAGCGAAATGGAGAAGTACCACGGCGTATTACCCGTGATGATATCTTGGCATTTCAGGAAAACATTCAACTATTAAAAGATCAGTATAGTAAGGGTATTACCCCTCAAAACATCATTAATTTAAGCCGACAAGACGATATTGACCGGGCAAATGAGCAAATCTATTTGGCGGTTCCAGTAAGCAGAAAAGCTGGTTTAGTTCACTTGCTTACTAATGCCGGACCAAATAGTAAAGTTTTAAATCATCACGTTGAGATTGAGTTTTCTAACTTTAAATCTGTTGTTTTTGATATCGATAAACAGGCATTAAACACCGTCAAAAACCGCTTGGCTAAAGGCAAAATCAAATTTCAGTGTGATTGCGAACGTCATACGTTCTGGTACCGCTATATGGCAACTATTGGCGGCTATAATTTAGGACGTGATGAGGGCGGCTTTCCGAAAATACGTAACCCGCATTTATCCGGTGTGGCTTGTAAACATGTATTGCGCGTTGTTAAGTGGATTAGTTCACCATCCGGGATTGCCTACCTTAAAAAGGAAGTAGAGAAAGACCGTAAGAAACAAGTAGGTGCACGGTATAAGCAAACAGATAAGCAAATACAGAATTCAATAAACGAGCAAGTAAAGGATTTGATGAATGGTTCTGTTAAGCCGATCAAAGCCAATATCCAAAAAGCAGAAAAAGAAATGATGCGTAGAGCTGATAAAGTTGCCAAAAAGCTCTTAGAACGCGAATTAAAAACCCTCAAACGTTTTGAAGTGGAAACTGTTAGAGCGAGTCAAATTGAAAGAATTCAAGCCTTACATAAATCAGGCGCAATCGACAATGACATGTTAAATGTCTTTATGAAGGGTTTAAGTCGAAATGCTAAATAGATCAGTAAATCAAGTTGCAAATGGACGCCGTTTAGCAGCTAGACGTGTTGTGATGAATGCTCTAGCAAGTATTCCCGCGCAAATTTGGCGAAAAGAAGTCATTTTCAATAATCCGGCTGAAGATTCAAAACCTTTAGATCCTCTTTCTTTTGAAGCGAACACTTTATCGATTCAAGACGAACCCAACTACAAGTATGAATATAAGGGCGCTGCTTATGTTCATTTCGATAAATTTAATGGTGGTTATATTCAAAAGAACTTCTCAATGAATAACCCATCTGACTTGGTGCTAACCGCTCAAGTAGAGCCATTCAATGAAGAATTAGATGATGTTTTGGAAAGGATAATCAACATCCCTGACTTGATTCTTAAAGAAGGTGATCTTTTAGGTTTAATGATTTATGAAAATCTAATGTTGTGGTTTGAGATTGTAAATATTACTGGTTTTAGCCTCATGGCAGATTTTGGCAGTAAGTATGTTTTAAACCGTAGAGATGATTTGTTTATTTCACCTATAGGTGATGGAGAAACTAAATGAGCTATTTAATTTTCAATGAAAAAGGTAAAAAGACAGGCGACATTGAAATAGCTGAACAATGTACTTCTGCAATATTCAATTACCAGGTAATCGGGAACGGGGCAGAAGTAGAGTTTTTCGGAAGCAATATTCCATATGCAGATCCGCAAAACGATTCTCACTGGGTGTCTATTCTTACATTAACAGCTGCTGCGCCTGATACTGAACCGTTTAGACAGCATTGCTGGGATAAGCTCCGTTATAAAGTGAAAGCAGGTGATAATGTGGAGATTTATGTTTCAAGTGGTGTAAGCGGATAGCTATATAAATAAAGGGCTGAGATGGTCCTTTAGCTACATTTTCTTTGTCCTCAATTCTGGGGACTTCTTTATGTTTGGAACCGACCAGCTTTAGTAAAAATACGTCATGTCAGACTTTCTGCATCTTACATAGAAAGCCAAAGGCTGGTTTAAAATGACTGTGTTAACAGAAGAAATTCGTAAAAAGTATGATGCTCAACAACTAGCTACTGTTCAGTGCCGAAATTACTATTTCAAAAGTCCTGAAGAGCTTGAAAATGGGTTTGACAGTGCTCAAACAGCGGCAGAAGAGTATCCAGAAGTATTAAAAGCAATTTTTGATTCAATTGGCATCGAATATGCGCCAGAAGTTGATAAAGCTGTGATGTTTGGGGTATCACAATATCAATCACGTCATGGCGGTGAATTACCGCATCCTTCAATCATTGCAGCTGCATTAACTGCTGGTTTAAGTGGTGCGAAACAAGCAGCTGCTTTGCCTGCCGAAACCCTTAGCTATTACGATAGTATTAATGAATCTGGTTTTGATGATGTAAATCACCAGCATCATGAATCTGTAAGCATCGTTCCAGCAATTACAGTTGCTACTATCGCCAACGTTATCGCTTATGCAACACCTATCGTTGCTATGATTCCCAACTCAAATGGCTCAAATGAAGTACCGATTGTATCTATTCGCTTTATCACCAACCGTGATTTTGGTGCAATGAAGAAATCAGAATACTTAGATGGTGCAAATGCTTCTAAGCCTTATGTTGAAGGACGATTCCGTTTTGCATTGTCTAATGGTGGCGCAGGTACAACTTATACTGTGACTGCACGAACTGGTTATGAAGACTTCAAGGCTAAAACACCTGACACCAAAGCGAGTTTATTGCCATTTATTGCGGGTAATGTATCTATCAAGATCAATGGTAAAGAAGTTGCGCATACTCGAAATCGCAGTAAATCAAAATTTTCAGGCAAGATTTCTGCTATTGCTGAGAAAGACGTAGTAGTAAACGGCGTTGAATATCGTGTTGTTGGTAGCGAAATTGATATTTCAGCTAGCAAAATTAGCGTGACATTAAATGAAGCATTACCAGCTGGTGCGAAAATTGAAGTTCATCTTGTGGCGGATTTTGATGCGCGTGATGGTAATGATAACTATCTATTAACCCCAGTAGGTGTTGATTTCGAACCTGAATATGAAACATTGATTGCGTCACCTATCATGGCACGGGTAACAGCTTCAACACTATTACAATCTCAGCTAACTAACGAACTTAAGCTTGGTTTTCTGGGTCAGGCTTTAGCAATTGTGCAAGGTAAAATCTTCTTAGAACAAACTGTACGTTTATTAGGTGAAGCAAAAGATTTAGCTGAATACTCCGCTCGTGAAGTTACTTTTGATGCTTCTCGTGGTGTGACTGGAAAATTAGCAGCTGCATTTAATACTTCAGGTGACTTGTTTGCGGAAGTAAATAAATTTATTGCAGCGGCCAAATTGGATATTAACCAACGTACTGGTGGCTCTACCGTAGCATTTGACTTATATGTTGGCGATACTGGGTCAGTATTCTTTAATCAACTGTCAAGCGACAAGATGCCAGTTAAAACCGGATACACTGCTGGTTACGGTCAAATTGTCCGTATTGGTACTCTTGCAGATGGTACTAACGTTTACCACGCACCGTCAGCACAAGAGCTTGTAGCTGAAGCAGATACAGCGTTTGATATGCTTTTAGTTGGTCGTGGTAATGAGCCAATTCGTGCGCCGTTCGTTGGTTTTATTCAAACGCCTCTTTCAGTTATTGAAACTCGACCAGATGCGCGTGAATCAGTACTTACTTTAATCGGTGCTCAAGCAGCCGAAATGAACCCGTTAGAACGTTATGCTGATCAAAGCTATGTCATCCACTGTATCAATATGCCATCCCTCAAAAATTCGTAAGTAAAACAGATAAGGGCGCATTTAGATGCGCCTTTTTACCCTATTTATTGAAAGGAAAATCTCATGGCTGCAGCAACACAAAACACTGACGAAACTTTAGCTTCAACTGACGAACAAGCGACTACTAAACCAAAAAACACACGTAATAAAACCAATAAAACTACAGAAACACAGAATACCCAAGCTGGTGATGAAAAAGCTTCAGACCAAGGTGATTTGTTAAATAGCCAAGGTCCTGAAGACGGCGCATCTCAAGATGAAGGTAATAAACCTACTGATTTGAAAAATGGCGATTCAGATAATGAAGAGTCCAATACTCAAGAAAATGGAAATCCAACTGAAACATCGAATGATTCTGTCAAACCTTCAAATGATCTAGATTCTAATGGTGGTAAGTCTGGTGATGATGTGGGGAATGAATCGGATCATGTCCTTAAAGAAACTGATACTTCTAAAGTTAATACTCCCATTACGGATTTGTTAACAGTATCAGGTGGGAGTAGCGTGGATCCGCTAGTTATTAAAATTACTAATAACGGATTTTCAACAGTTTTAGAACCGTTATCACGTGTTGCTATTGAGGCAGGTAAAACAGCAAGTATTACGTGTCATAACCAAACATTTAAACATCAAGTACTGGAAAACTTACGTCAGTTGAAGGGGCTTGGTAAGAATCTAACTGTTGAGTAACAAGATGACTATTTTCATTATTGATGGCACGAACCCAATTATGGATGCTGTAGGTGATCATCCTACTGAACGAAGTATTACACTTCAAAATAACGGTTTAAGTGACATTACCGAACCATTTACACAAGTTTTGGTACAAGCTGGTCAAAAGGTCACATTCACTTTGATCGGTGACGAAGCTCATAAACAATTGCTAGATAACCTAGATCAAATTAATGGCTTGAAAGGTAATGTACTTCAAATTGTACCTACTGAGGCAGAAGAGCCTACAGAACCTGCTAGCGGATTATAAAATTTAGGAAATGAAAAACCACTTTCGAGTGGTTTTTTTTACATTGGAACTAGCCAGAAAATCAAAAATGCCAACGGCTCAAAATACTTAAAACAAATAGCCTTGGGCGTGTAATGTAATGAATATACTTGCTCTATCAAGTACAGGTGAGCTATCCCTTGTTGCAGGGGCCAGCCCATCACTAAAACTGGAATTTGATACTCACAGTTATCTTGCAAATACAGAAATCAATGTGGCCTTTTTTGCGAAAGTAACTAGCCCACGCGGTCCTGCAGATATTTCTATGCGTTTGGAAATACGTGATGCGGTAACAGGTGATCAAATTGTTACTGTTCAGGGATTAGTAGATGGAGACATTGAAAATTCTGCTTCTATTGTCGCTGTAGCTGATGCGAAAGAATATTTCGAGCGATTTGATTTATCGTTAGGTATTGATGCGTTACAAGCAATTCTCAAATCTAATGCTTATAACGAATCAAATAGCTTAGGTCGTGCATCAAAAACGTTGGCATTGGAAGACGAATCGTTACCGTCATTTAAACCAGATGAACTATATAAAATTCTGACAAGCCAATTAAGCACACCAGCATATCTGACTTTACCAAATCCTCATGATTTACCAATTTATGTTGCGGCTCAACGTGCAGCTACAAAATTACGTATTCCTTTGGATGCTGAAATCAACCCAACTTTTACAGCTGAGCAAGCAGCTCAATTTGCGACAAGCGTAGATGCTCAATCTCAGTTTGTTCAATTCATTTGGAGCCCGAACCTTTGCCGCCCATCTGATGCTGTCACGCTAAGAGGTCGAAAGGTACCAGCTTATTATTTGGGCCATTACATCGGCGATAAATTATTACGTAATGCAAAGTTAAATAAACAAGGCTTTGCGCCGTTAAAAAATGCAGTAGCTTGGAAAGATTATCCCTTTACAGCAAAAAACTTAAGCCAGATGCCGAATACTGATCTTGAAGATGAACAGACTCAAGAAATGTTGGCTAAGGCTAAAGTAAATGTAGTTCGCCCAGTTAAGTTTGAAACTACATTATTTGTATTAAGTGATGTGCTTACGCAATACCAAAGCAAAAATAGTGCTTTGCGTTTAGTTCCCGCCGCGGAGATTTCGGCTCGGGTTACGAATAAATGTATCGAGATCCTGCGGACTTATATGTTCCAAGCTACACCGGACTATATCAAAAAAGCTGGTGATGACATCCAAGAGTTTTTAGAAGGTGCTTCTAGTGAAACAACCGGTTGGTTGCAACCGGCTGAAGACCTAGGGGGTAAACCTTTTGAGTTCAGTTTAATACCTGACAAAGACTATCCATATGAGCGTGTACGACTCTATTTAGCCCATGGAGTTGTTGGTACAACTCGTGCCGCAATTTTTGATGACGACGTTTTAGTTAAATAATTTTATTAAGGATCTATCAAGATGAATCCATTTGGACCCACTACTGAAAAACCATTAACTTTACGTGCTTTTGATTCAGCAGCGGAGAATATTTCTACCGTTGTAAGTAAGGTTTCAAGTACTGATCGAGAACAGCAATCTGTGATTGAACAAGTACGACAAATTGCTCTGAACATTCTATCCGATACGGTAGATACAATCAGTGAAGGTAAGCTTGAAGAAGGTGAACTGGGCGTTGATCATTTAGACGCATTAATTGTCGATGCATTAGATGGTGCAGATGATGAAGAAGGCATCTTTGAAAGCGCTTTAATGGCATCTCTGTCCGATGCTTTCCTAACATTCGGCGTTGACGCTTCTGATATTGAAGAGATCTTTAGTGATGATACAGAAGTTGCTGATGTGGCGTTAGAAGCAGCAGCCAATACAGTTCTTGCTAATATGCCAGACGATGGCCCAGAACTTGAAGAACTCGTTCGAGAGTTTATTTTCGGTGAAGCGGATGAAACTGAAGAAGGTTTCGATTCAATGGCTAAAAAAATTAAAGCTCGAAATGGAGCATTTAGCCAACGGAAAGTAAATGGGCGAAAAATTCACTACCGTGGTGTGCTGGCTATTCGTCAAGGTGTCAAAACCGTTGTGAATAAACGATTACCTGGTCAAAAGGTCCGTTTAACTGCAGCACAAAAAGCTGGTATGAAAAAAGCTCGACTTCATGCTTTTACTGCAAATGCAATCAACAAGCGTTTACGTTCATTCAAAAAAGGTAAACGCTTAGGTATTTACTAATTACTCATAGGTAAGGTCATTTTTGGCTTTACCTATAATCCATTTAATTAAGGAAATACTCATGAATACAACTCAAATCATAGGTGAAGCGCCTGGTATTCAATATCAGAAAAAAACTGATAAAACAGAAATAAAGACCAATCAATCATTAACTGACACAATTATTATTGGTCGTTTTATGCGTGGGCGTTTTGATGCACCGATGACAATACATAAGGGTAATATCCGTGGTGAACTTGGTTATGAACCAAATAATCCTGATTATCGTTGTGTCCAAGATGCGCTAGATCGGGGTGTACCTTCATTACAGGTTCTGCGAGTACCACCAAATATTGGATAAAAAGCTGATTTAAAAAGCTACCTTTTAGGGTGGCTTTTTTATTAAGACCTATTAAGTGGTTGTTAAACAGGTCTTGAAACAGATCTTCAAATTGTTTATATTGAGTTAACCCTGTAGCAAACTTAACTTTCTGAGGACGGTTCTAATCAATTGGCTACAAATTGATGTAGGACACATCAAATGAGAAACGTCATGAACCACATAATCCATAGTCGATTTGTGGCTAGTGTTTCTGAATTAAAAAAGAATCCTACAGCAGTTGTACAAAATGCTTTTGGCGAAGCAGTAGCTATTCTGAATAGAAATAATCCAGAATTCTACTGTGTTCCGGCAGCAATGTATGAACGCATGATGGATCTAATTGAAGATCAGGAACTAATTAAACTAGCCGAGCAAGTTGATACTGACGAAACTGTGAAGGTATCTATTAATGAGTTACGAGCTAGAGTTCTCAAAAACAGCTCTTAAAAAGTTTGACAAACTTAACCCACAAATCGCTGAGCAGTTTATTCGTAAGCTGGAAGCAATCCTAGATAACCCTAAGATACCGAAGAATAAGCTGAGAGGATCAGTTGATCTATATAAGATTAAACTGAAATCAGCAGGATACCGCCTTTTATATCAAGTCAAGGATGATGTAGTCGTAGTTCTTGTTCTTGATGTAGATAGGCGAGATGTTATCTATAAACAGATGTGATATAGCCCGCTTTTGCGGGTTTTTTATTAATATAAAGTCAGTTTTCTAAAATGGAACTGATTAAAAACCAATAGCAAAAACATCCTTAATCTTGTTGCATAAATCTGCATTTTGAGCATCAAAATTATGCAACAATCTAATCCGATTTTACTAAATCAGCTTAAACAAGATTACATTGCTCTACAGCAACTTGGTTCACCATTATTAGCGTGTCAGGGGATGTTTGTTCCTCGTGGCATGGAAGACCTTCGCTTCTTATTTAAAAGTTGCCCACGGCCAATTGTGAGTAATGAAGATCCAGCAGAAGTTCAATATGCGGGTGGATTTACTGGAATTGTTGCTGGTCCCCCGAAAACCCATTACACAGGCAACCTTCAAATCCTAGTAACTGAAGCAGGGCATGATCAACTATTAGCTGAATATGTCGTAGCTAGTGGTGGAATCATCCATGGTGATTATTACGATGGCCGTTTAGGTAGTTTTACCCGTTCTTATGCACTTGAAAACTGTGCTATACGCTTTGAGTCAGCTGAGTATGATTCAGATAGCCGATCTCAAGTTATGACAGTTTCTTGCCCAATCGACTATAACTACTTTGGTAGCTTCGCAAACATTGGTACCAACGGCAGTATTCAGCCGGGTAAAAAAGAAATTGATGGTACAGCTGAACTTGTGAATCGCGTTCAGCAGGTAATCAATACTGCTCAACAAGCTGTACGCAACTCAACGATTAATGCGACATCACGTACATTAGGCAATCTTTTCGGGTAATGGCTATGAAGTTATTACCTGAATCTGAAGGGTATGCTGTAGTTGCTGGTTCTATCCAGCAACTTTCAGAAGAACTCTATAAAGAATATCAATTATCGGGCTATTCAATTTTGCTTGATGATATCGTGAAAGCATTTTTAGATGAGGCAAAATATTATGCCGGATGGGCTGTTTTAGATTGTCAAACTAAAGCTACCACGAGTATTGAACTGAATGAAACTATCGAACTTAGCGGTGATGAGTACGTAATCATCCAACCTTTAGTAAAAGCTCACTGTGATCTTTTGCAAGCTAGATTGGTTGAAGCTACTCGTGGGCTCGGAGTCGAAAGTTATGGGCTATCTGTATCAGAAGCTCAACAGAACTATAATGAAAAGAAAGACGCTTTGCCTAAACTTGCGTTTTGTATGGCCCCAATGAGTTTTAATTTTAACTTGGGGAACCGTTAATGCAAATCACCATTGTATCTGCGGGTAAAATTATTCCAGCGTCTGAGCTGATTAGTGCAACTTTAAGAACTGATCTCGTACCTATTCCCGCATCTATTGAGTTCACAGTTCAATCTACTACTGAATTAGACTCCCTTTTAAAAGAAGGGGAGCTACTTACTGTAAATGACATATCTCATCCTTTCGAACTTATCAAAGTTACCCCTCTAAAAACTCAGACTATTAAACAAGATCGGCGAGTAGGTGGCATCTCATGTATTGGTATTTTGGCTGGTTGTAAAAGACTTATCGAATATTCAAAGCAAGCAATTATTAGTAATGAAACTTCTTTTAATTCAGTAATTCGAGCTTGTGGTGCAACGATCAGTCTGGGCAGTGATTTACCTTTGCCTAAATTTGTTTGTTTAAAGGGTAGTATGCCTACACAGCGCTTGGCTCATTATCTACAACAAGAAGCGGCTGTAATTTGCTTTCAAAATAATAAAGTGTCTGCTCAAAAAATTGATTCTTTCTTTAAAAAGGAACCTATCACAAAACTAGATCCTAGCAGTGTCGTTTGGATATCCAGTAAACCTCTGGAACTGATGCAAAAATCATCTTTTGTCACAGTTGAGAATAACGGTTCAACGGTTGTTGGTGATGACTCAATAACCCCAGGCCACACTGTGACGCAAAGAGCTGGTTTAGATGCCCGACAAGTCAAAAACTTGGAAAAAGTTTTGATCATGCGTGGGACCATTATTAGACCACTAAATTTGAACTGGAATGCAGGCGATATATTCGAAATAGATAGTAAGAAGTATGTCGTTTTAACTGCTGCACATCATATAGATACAGGAGCAATCGGGGGATCAATGGGGACTTCATCAAAGTTCTGGATTGCTAATTTGTAGGTCAAATATATGAATGGTTTAAAACGTGCAAAGATTTTAAGTTACAACGCAAAAGGTCGTACTGCACAAGTACACATTCATGGTTTAACTGATGGCGCGAGTGAAGGAATTACAGCAACTTTTGCCTATCCAGTCGGCGATAGTGATTTAGATACAGAAATTCAAATTGTGGATGGGGAAGACGTCTATGTCTTCTTTGAAAATGGTAATGAAGAACGTCCAGTAATCCATAGTTATGTCAGTCACGGAGACGGCGCGATTGTAGGGGTGCGCCGTATTCGACAAGACAATATTGAATTTATCTCTAAAGAAAATTTAAAAGTAGATTCTGGCACAACCGTTTCAATCAAAACGCCGTTAATGAATGTACAAGCTAATACTCAACAAACTGGTAATAGCACATTAACGGGAAATAGCACTGTAGTGGGTAATACTTCAGTTGCGGGCAATAGTGCTGTAGCAGGTAGTATGGCCGTTGGCACAACGCTTACGGTTGCAGGTGTGCCTATTGACCCTAAAGCTATTGAGGGTGCATTTAAAGACGCTCTTGATAAATTAGAAAGTTTAAAGGAAGAGTTAAAAGAACAAGGCGAAAAAATTGATGAAAATAAAGATCAAGTAAGCCAAGAGATTGATGAAAAAATAAAGGAAGTAGAAGAATTAATAGAAAATATTAAAGATTCTGATGCCTATAAATTGCTTGAAGAAGGTATTAATCACATCGATGAAGAAGTGCAAAAAATACATGATCAAGTAAAAGAAGTTGGTCAAATTGCGCAAAGTAAGGTTGATGAAGTAAGAGCTTATATTGATCAAGAAATTATTGATACTAAACAGATTGTTGAGCAGCATGTAAGTGATGCCAATATTCGTTTAGATGAAGCAAATCAACGTATTGATCAGTCTATTCAAGCGAATGAAGCGCTGGTTGCAGATGCTCAGCAACGTGCAATTCGTGCTAAAAAAGAACTCGATGACAAAATCGGATTTATTAAAAGAGAAACAGATTCAATCATTGCTGATGTAAGAAGTGATGCAGATGAAATTCGATTAGTCGCAGAAAACGCAAAAAAAGTAGCTGATCAAGAAGTTCTAGACCGTAAAAAACAAGCTGCTGATACTCTTATTTTTATTGATCAAACTAAGGCCGCCTTAAAACAAGACATTGATCAAAACTTAGTAAAAGCTGGTCAAATGATTGATGATGCTAAATTAGCATTAGGTGAAGAAACTAATACACTCATCAATCAAAAAATTGAACCTATTGTTAACCAAACTGAAGCTGCAGTTAAAAAAGTTGATCAAGTTGCAGCCCAGTATGTTGACCTTGATAAGAAAGTCGATTCGGGTTTTCTAGCTGAAGCTGAAGCACGTGCAAATGATAAAGAGGCATTAACAAAAAGTTTTGAGCTTAAGTTTGCTGAAATGCAAACTGAATTGGGTAAATCAAATGCCCTAATTTCTGAAGAAATAAAAACCCTTGCTGCTCAAGATAGAGCTTTTACTGAACAAATTAGTACTGCCCAGTCTCAAATTGGTGATAACAAAGCGGCAATTAATAATGTTGAACGTACAGTAGTTGATCTTGGTAAATCTGTTGCTGAAAAGACTGATCAAATTCAAGCAAGTTTAGATACCACTAATGCAAGCTTGTTAAATGCTACTGAGTTAGCGCGAATGCAATCACTTGGTAAGCCTTTGCGTGACGATCCTACATTTCTATCTGGGAATGGGGGGTTAAGCGCATATGTTGTACCTTCAGGTTCAACGTTTACTAGACAAGCTAAATCTACTGATAACCCAGTAAATAGTACCCATGAGATGCTATTAAGATCCACTGCTTCTCTAGGTGGTGGCTGGTATCCGACTGTTCCAACTCTTGTTGCTGCTCCTAATAAAACGTTTTTAATAAAACAAATTATTAAAATGCCTAAGGGCACTTATTTATTACCAGTTGGCAATGCTACAGGTACGGGTGGTTATTTACGTGTACTTGGGAATAAGGAAGGAACAGGTAAGTTTGAGGTTTATTACTCTGTTGTTCAGTGTGGCTATGATGCGCCTGCAGCTATCCATGGGCATTTCCGTGTTATTGCTGGCACTAATCCACCTTTACCAAGCACAGCAAACCCAGTGGATGTAATCCTAGCCGATTATGAAGTCTGGGACATTACAGCACTTAATGACACCATTCCAAAAGCATGGCGTGATCAAATTACTGGAAATGCTTCATATATCGAAAAGGTTGAATCATCTGTAAAACTTGTTGATGAAAAGCTTGTTTCAGAAGCAAAAAAACTTGAAGAACTAAAAACCGACTATAATTCGAATAAAACTAAAACAACGTCAGATTTAGCAACAATTGCTCAATCAGTTTCTGATGGTGATAAAGCCTTATCTTTACGCATCGACCAAACGAAAGCAGCTCTAGAAGAGGCTGATCGGAAATCCAATGCAAATATTCTAGAAGTTACTGAGTCACTTGCCGAATTTGAGCAGTCTACTACTTCAAAATTTAGTGAACTTGATACAAGTATCTCTAAAGAAAACTTAAAGGTACAAGGGCAAATTACTGATGTTCAAAAAAGTGTTTCAACCCTAGAAAGTAATACAAATACAAGAATAAATGGCCTTTCATCATCACTTAAAACTACTGATGACATTGCTAAACTAGCTTTCGATAATGCAGCAGAGGCGCAGCAAACAGGTACAACGGCGGTAAAAGCTACCGAAGCACTTTCTCAAAATCTTTTAAGCTTAAAGTCACAAACGCAAGTAACGTCCGGTGTACGTGCTGTTGTAACGTCAAAAGGAATTGATGACTGGACACGTTGGCGAACCACTGGTGAAGCGAAAGTAATTCAAGATGCTGATGCATTTGGTGGCTATATTCTTGAGCTTGGGAATAATGCCGGTAATGATGAGGCATGGGTTCACTGGAATGAGTTTGTAAAGATTAATCCAGATACGCTTTATCGGGTACGTGCTCGCTTCCGCCGTGTAGCTGGGGAATCTGGAACTATTTACCTTGGGGTTGCATGTAAAAATGCAGACCAAAGTAAATACGTAACGACTACAAACTCCCTTGCAGGTGATATGGGATCTTCTAACTACTTATTGTCGGCCGTTAAGCCTAATTTAGGTGAGTGGCAAGAAGTAGTTCTATACATGAAAGGTAAGTCTATTGGGGCGGCAACTGGTTTAGGGACAATTGATAATCCACGTACTTTCCCAGCACAAGCTGAATATTATGCCCCAATGTTTATTGCAAACTACAATTTCCAGACAGGAATTTGTCAGCTTAATTACATTATTGTTGAAGATAACAACTCTTTAGCTTCTGCAAATGATGCAACAGCAACTGCAAATGATTTATTCAAAACAGCAACTAACAGAACAGAAGCTGAAGCTGAAAGGACCAGTAAGCTTGAATCAAGAATGCAGAATGCTGAAACAGGTATTCAGAGCAACTCTCAAGCATTATTGAAAACAGCTACAAAGAGTGATCTTGATAGCGCCATGGGGCGTGTGGCGACTGATATTACAGCTGCTGTGAATAACATTAAGATTGGTGGTGTAAACGCCGTAGCTAATTCAGAAGCGCCTCGAACATCCACAGCAGCAACAAGCCGTGAATACTTAATGTATGAACGTAGCAAAGAGTTGAAAGCTTTTTATGACGAAAATTTAGATAAGCCGGTTACGATTTCTTTTGAAGTGAGTGTACCGGTTGCTGGAACTGTACAAGTATATTCATCTAATGGATCCGCTCATTTCTTCACAACATCCGTAACAGTCACCAAAGCAAGTGAATTTCAAAAATTTGAAGTTACTGTGTTTCCTAAATTACACACTGGTAGCACAACTGAATCGACTATTGAGTTTTATGGTACATATGGCACAGGTCGAATTCCTACAATTCAAAAATTACAGATCGAAGCTGGTAATAAAGCTACAGCGTGGAGCCCTAGCCCACGGGATACTCAAAGTTCATTAAATGCTAATGCGGAAGCGATTAAAGTTACTCAAGCTGAAGTGAAGAAGCATGGCGATACTTTATCGTCTCAAAGTTTAGATATTTCAAAACTTAGAAATGATCTAACAATAACCAATACCGAAGTAAGTAAAAAAGCCTCAACTGAAGCATTACAAACCACAAATTCTCAAGTATCTGAACAAGCTGGACTGATTAAAGCTGTTACAGAACAGGCGAATACTTTATCTGCAAATCTTAACAAGTCGGCCCCAGCAGGTACGAACTTGTTGATTAACTCTAATGTGGTAGGAACTTACAATGGTGTTTCATATCCTCATCTACGCTATAAACTTGGTGAAGAATGGGAAGTAGGCGCAAAATATACGCTCTTGTGGTGTGCTGAACATACACGTGGTGCTGGTGACACAAATTCAAATTTAGCTGTTTATGCTGGTGGCGGAAGTCAGTTTTTACAGCAGGTTATCAACACAACAGGTAAAGTAATCAGCAAAATCACCTTTACAAAGACTTCAGCTGGAACAGCAAAAGAAGTCCACTTCTACATGCTAAACAAACCAACTGCAGATAAGAACAGTGTAGGTACGGTTTATTGGGCTGTCTTAGTTAAAGGGGAATTCATAACTACAGATAATTGGATTGCAAGTCCTTACGACTTCAATGCAGCATTCGATCAAGTATCAGCAAATTTAAATGAATTTAAACAAACGTATGTTACTGAAAGTACTGCTTTAGCTAAAAAAACTCAAAACTTAGAATCAACAATTAATGATCCTGTAAATGGTTTGGCTGCACAGGCTAAACAAATTTCCGACCGGATGACTAAATCTGATGTTGATAGCGCAATATCAACTGCGACCGAAGCATTGAAAACAAGTATCGGTGGTAAGGCTTTTGACAACATCGTTATCGGGGGTAATGTCGAAAAAAGTAAAACGGGTGGTTATTTACAAGTATCATATCCCTTAGCAAAAAGTTTAAATGCACCTGGTATTACTGTTACCGTCAGAGCAAAAGTTACCTTTGATAATGGAGGGAACAATGCAGCCAATTTGCGTGTATATATTGGCGGAGGTAATGTATTTAATGCAGATGCACCTATTTTTTCAGCTAGTAAAGACATCTACGAATTTACCTTAACTACAATTTCTAGAACAGACGCAACTGTTGTTAATTTTTATTGTTTTCCAAATTCGTCAGCAAATGCTAATGCCACTACTACAGTGCATTGGGTAGAAGTTTTTGAGGGTAATAATAAAGCGTTAAATGATAAGGTAAGTACTTCAACTCTAATTAAGGATTACTCTTCTAAAGCAGATACTGCTCAAGCAATAACTTCTGCAACTGAAACCCTTGAAGCTAAATTTCGTCAAAAATTTGGTGATCTATGGACTAACAGTTCAGCAACTCTTGATAGTACTCGTTATACAAAAACTGAGACTAATCAAGCGATTGCAGAGGAAAGTAAAATCATCAAAGCCGCTATTTCAACTAGTGGTGGTGATAATATTATTAAAAATGGTGATTTCTCAAGCCCTTTAGGCACCTTAAATTGGCGTCAAAATTCTGCTGTGGCAGGTAATCTACTTGAAGTTTATAAAGATTCAAAAGGTGCTACTTGGGGGCACTTTAAATCTACTGATACAACTACATACTTTAAAGGGTTTATTGAAACTCTGACATTGGCAGATGGTTTAGAGATGAATCAGAAGTACACATTGTCATTTAAAGCAATGTCGTTGACAGCTGCACAGACTCAAATTTTATTAATTATACACCGTCGAGATTCATCAGGTAGTAACAACCAAATTGTTACTACATGGAATAACATTTCGACTGATAAAGAAACATTATGTACTTATACCTTTGATACAAATATTATTAATTTACAGCATATTAACTTAATTTTATATTCGCAAGTAGGTTTTGCTCCTGACTTTTTAATTAGAGAAGTGCAACTTGAAAAAGGTGAGTTAGCCACTGGTTTTAGAAAAAATCCTCGTGAACTAATTAAGGATCTTGAAGCTAATGCTTCTGCAATTGAGGGTACTAAAGCGGATGTTCAAAAAAACGGTGAGAAGATTACTTCACTTGCAGAGAATTATGCGACTTTAAAATCTACTGTAGACAATAATAAAACTGCTGTAGATGGTAAGTTTCAGGAAATTAATTCAACTATTAGTGATAATCAACAGAACACCACACAGTCTATTAATAACTTGGAATCAAGTTATAAACAATTAAATCAGGACCTTGGTCAAGTTTTCAATTACCGTGTTTATTCATGTGGCTGGAATGGCTTTTTCACAGGGATTAAAAACTTAAAGGGTGAAATCAAATCAGTAGCTTCAGCTCGTGGTTTTTCAGTACATGTTTTAGCAGCTGATGGTTCTGTTGCTTCTTCAACTAGATATGATACTTATGCAGCTGTAGCAAATGCTACGGCAATGAGTAACGCTATTGCTGCGATTCCAAATGACACCTTTGTTATCGTTACAAACTACGACAGTATTGGGGTAAACCTAGCACCAGTTAAGAATGCACTAATTTCATTAGGTGCCAATCCATTCACACTTGATCAAATAACGGGTCGGGATGCATACATTTTAGTTGGTCAGAAGGGGATTGGTTCAGGTCGTGGTATAGAATTGCATGCAACACCAGATACTGGACCAAATGGGGCTAAGCAAATCATGCTTGCAGTCCAAGTAGTTAGTGGTATCCCGATTGGTCTGGCAAACAATAGTGGAAACTTACAAAAGGTTTTAGAAAACCACGCACAAATTCTTCAAGAAAAAATTACAAGATCTGATGCGAAAGAAGTATTTGCTGAGGAAATCAAAGTTTTTAAAGCACAACTTGATACTTTACGTTACTCAGAAGAGAACTGGATTTTACTTGGTGATGATACTAAAAATTTAAGTATTTCTACTGGTACAAACCGAACTGTAGCTGTTTGGGAACTGCAATATAAACACAAGGAAATTCCAATTGATAAGGGTGATCCAATAGTTGCGAGAATCAAATACACAGCAACTGCAGGATTAGTTGGCGCTACATGTAGTATTCAATTTCATGGTGCAACTTATAGTGTTGGGTTGCCTTCGTTTGTTGTAGCTGCAAGTGGTGAAATAGAACTTACTGGTATTTTCCCATCTGATTTAAAAGCCTCTGCTTTTGAAGCTATTCCATTGGGTTTACGGTTTGATAATGCTCCATCTGGTGGAACATTTACTGTAACTAATATGTTTATTAGCCGGGGTAATTCAGCGCCAAATTTTAAGGGCGGATTTAGATCGTCTCTTAAACAAAATGCTCAATTTGTTGAAGATACTTTTATCAAGGCTGATGTAAATAAAGGGGTTATAGCTCAGCAAATTCAACAATATGATGCAACTGTACCTGGTGGTTTATCTTCTGTAGTAAAAACAACAAAAGCTACAGCTGACCAAACATCAAAGGATCTAGCTACACTTAGAAATACTGAAATTTCTCAGCTTCAAACAAGTACAAATAATCTTGGTTCCGCATTAGAAAACACAACAATGCTGGCGATGATGATTACTAATGGAAAATTGTTGCAGGGAGACGTAAATTTCAAAAAAGGTAACAATGGTGTATCTGTCTATAACAATGCCGGCAATGGGAACGTGACAGTTACTCGTGTCGCGAAAAGTGCTGATAACCCAACTACATCAACCTATGAAATTGAAATTAAAACCATTGGTGCTGCCAACCCAACATGGGGTGGATTTGTTCAACTCGTTTATGGCCGTGCAAATGCTGTTTTTGTTATCAAGTATTTAATCAAGCTACCAGTTGGATATAAATTGGTGAATGCTGGTAACGCAATGGGGACAGGGGCAATTGATCGATTCATTGGCAATACTGAGGGTACAGGCAAATTCGAAACATATATTCGAATGATTAAATGTGGTGCTGTAGGTTCTTTCTCTAACTCAGGACATGTTTATGTGGCGGGAGGATCTACACCAACAGCTACTGCGCCTTTAGTTTGGACCTTAGCCCAAATCGAGCAATATGACGTTACTGATTACGCTTCAGCTGACCCGACTTTACAGGACTTTGTTTCTTCAGCCACAGACTCTATATCAACATTAACGAACTTCAAAGAAACTTGGGCTGCCAAACTTACTGAAATGTCTTCAAAATTAGACAGTAAAAACGGCGCTTATATTTTGAATGCGGATATAACAAATACTAATGTTGAGCGTGCAATTGCAGCATCTTCACAGAAAATTACTTCTAAATATACCAATGCTATGAGTGTGCAGCGATTGAGTTCAGGTGCAGGGAAAATTTTCGTTAAGCCTTTAACTTGGCGTCGAGCAATCACTACTTCGGGTACATTGGTTATTAAGACACCTATTACAGTTGGTGCGTACATGACCAAGGTTAAAATTTCTGGTTATAACTACAATAACAAAGAAGATAATATTTTCGATCTGGATTTGGCATTCTATGCATATACGTCAACAGTGCCATTTTATCCAAATATGACGTCACGTTCTTTTGGTATTACCTTAGATGAAAATAATGCTACGACTAAAGGCCTGGCTCTAGCTTTAGATAGCAGTAATAAGGTGTGTATCTTAATTACCAAAAAAGATGCTTGGTCTTACCCAGCAATTACAGTTGAGTCGGCCACTATTACTCATACAAATCCGCCAGATTACTTTAAAGATGGCTGGACGGCGGCCATTGAAACAGATTTATCAGTTTATAAGTCAGTTACGCCGTTTACAGTGACTTCAATGATGGAAACCACTGCAGGTTCACAAGCCAAAGTGGATGTTCCAATGGCTCAGTTAAGTGATATTGCTGCTGATAATAAACTCACACCAGTTGAGAAAAAACAGGCGAAGTTGGTTTGGGATACACTTTATCAAACTGATGCAAGCTTGCGAGCTGAGGCAGTCACTTATGGTATATCTTCTGCTGCTTATGCCACGGCATTCAGTACTTTAAATACATATTTGGCATCTTTATTCGCAAATATGAATGTAACTAGTACGATTGACCGAAACCAGTTCATTACAAACTTTGCTAACGTTCACAATGCACGACAAGCATTAGTACGTGCAATATCGGAGAAGGCTAAAGAAATAGCTGATACTGCCAAGGATATAGCTTCTACTACAAAAGCGACATTAGAGCGTGATTACATGACGTCTACCAAGACGAATGAAGCAATCGCATCTTCAACAGAAAGAATGTCTGCACTGTATTCTGCAAATGGTCAAAAGATCATGGCATCAGTACTAGAAACATGGCAAAAAGATTGGTTAGTAAAAACTCCAAGTGGAAATAAGCCTGAACTTAGTTTAGTAGCAGATGCAACTTGTCGTGGAGGATATGCATTAAGAATTGGTAATAACGTAGGTAATGATGAAGCCTGGTTAAATTGGTTCACATCTTTGCCTATCGATGACAATAAATATTACCGAGTTAAGTATAGATTCCGCCGTGTAAGTGGTACCGGAGTTGTTTATGTTGGTGCGACCTGTCAAAACGCCAATAAAACAAAATATATTGCTCAAGATAACTCTGAAATCAATGATATCGGTTCAAGTCACTATTTAGTCGCAGGTACCGCACCAGCGTTGGGAACTTGGATAACCGGTACTGCTTATTTTAAGGGGCGATCTGCTGGTGCAAGTGCAGGTGCTGGCACTCTACTAAGCCCTAAAACATTTGCTAATAAAGCTGCTTTCTTTACACCAGTATTCATTGGTAACTATTCCGGTAAAGCTGGTGAAGTGGATCTAGACTTTATAGATATTGAAGATGCTGACAACATTGCTGATTTTGAAAATTTCAAAACCACATATACAACTGATGTGGGAGCATATGCTGGTGCATTACAAACTTTGGTTTCTGTTTACGGCCAAAATGCTATCAAGCTTAAATCACAAGCTGATTTGATCGATGGTGTGAAAGGTAAGTACGTAATGGGAATGGATAATAATGGTGTGTTCTCTGGAATGTCTATGGTCAGCGAGCAAACGAATGGAACTGTGCTCAGTTCTATAGGTTTTCAAGCGGATAGAATTTTCTTCACAACTGGTTCTTCTTCTACTAAATATATGCCGTTCATAATCCAAGACAATCAAGTTGTGATGAACAGTGATGTATTTATTAAGAATTTGACAGCCGCAAACTTTAAGGCCAAGTCTCTTACAGCTGAATTATTCAATGTTGACAAGTTAAGTGCCATAACTGGTGAACTTGGGACTTTAATTACTTATAAAGATCCTAGTCAGCCTCAAAAAGCAAGAATGGTCATTTCAGGGACCGCTTTAAAGTTATATGACGATAACAATATTGAGAGAATTTATATTGGTTTATAAATGGCTACATTCTTATTAAGGGACCTCGGTGGCAACGTGGTCCTTGATCTAACATCTAATCTTAGTATGTATACAGAAACGTTAAGTGTTGTCCTCCCGAAAGGTTCATCTATGGACACAATTGTACGAAAACTAGATACTGCTGAAAATCATCCAAGATGGTGGGCTTATGTAGCTTCTGGTGAAGTGTTATCTGCCAATAGTGCTGTAGTTGAGTCTTATTCAAATGGTATGGGATGTGCCATTTTGACTAAAGCTATGGCTATTGAGGCTAAGCTGGGCGATAAGATACTTAATCAAATGGATGATACTTCATCTTATTTATTAATTTATGATTGTAGAGCTTATTACAATACAGCTTTTCAGCAAACGGTTAGTATTCATATAGGTAAATGCTAATGGCTGAATACATCAAAATTCTCAATGATAATAAAGTGACAATAATTGACGACAGCTATAGAAACTTTCACCTTATAAATAAGTTTGTTAGGGAAGTCGCTTCTTCAGACCCATTACCTCCTGCAGTACTATCTGTATCTGGTTACGTTAAGTGTCATGTTTTGAATGTTACATCTTTACAAAGACCAATTGTGGTATTTACAGGCGTTTCTGTGATGCAGGTCAGATATGAAGAAACTTCCACAAATAATTGGAAAATAACTGTAATTTTTGACACCTTAGACGACCAAGGAGGATTTAAATATAAGAATACTTTTCCTTTTACAAAAGCAAATTATTATGTATTTGGATTAATTACTTTATTAGAAAGTGGTCATTCGCCAAAATTACTAATTAAGAATGGTAAAGGTGAGATTGTATTTTCTAACTCCCACAATCCTTTAAAAGTAGTTAAAGCAGAAACTTTTTATTTAAAAGGCAGTGCAAATTATTTTAGCTCATGGTTATCAGATATACCTGATTATAATGCTAATAAGACTTATGGCTTGGCTTTAGCTTGTCCAGCTCAATATGAATATTATTGGGGAGCTGGTGGTTTGAGTTCTTATATGCATTCATACTGTACTATAAAGACTAACTCATATAGTGATCCAACTTTCTCAGGTAAGATCCTTCGGGGATATACGATACTAGCTAATGGTATGAATACTTCAGCTAGTCTCTATTCTCCATTTCATAGTCATTTAATAGTTGATATTACTGGCTATTAAAAAGCCCCTTATTAGGGGCTTTCATGTTTAAGCAGGCTGATCATTAACTGGTGGTTCTTCTACAAATGTGTAATTTACTGCTACCGACCCAGTCTCTAAATCCCAGCCTAGATTTAATGTTTTGAAAGCAGGACGGTTGTTAAAACGTTGAGCATTGACGATGTCTTGGGTTTTTTGAGCTAATTCAATATCCAAAGCATTAAATACTTTAACTTCGGCCATGAGCTTTTCCTCTAATTAGATAAGAAATTTGTTCAGATAGAATTGCATGCAGTTAATTAATGGAATCTGTACGGTTCCAATTAACTTTGGAACCCATCTAAAAGTTAAAAATTATTAGTCATCAAAATACTTAATTATTTAGGTATTTTGGCTTAGTTATGTCTTCTCGGTTCTTATCGTTGTTACTCGGTGAAAATGTTAATTCATATGATCAGCAATTCGATACGTCTAATCAGGATGCAACAGCGCAGCTATATGAAACTATGGCTCCGTTTTCACTTGGGACTAACCAAACCAAAGCCAATAAGAAGCGTACTCGAAAAGAAATTCTTACTAAATGGGAGAGAATGTTACGCTTTGCACCTATCGCAGAGGGTATGGGGATTCATGTTTCTGCAGCCTTAGGCGGAGATTCTTATAGCGGCCAACAAGTCTTTATTACGCCCGCAGAACGGTTAAAAAAGGCGAATGGACCAGCAGCTGAAAAACTAAAAAAACAACTAGATGAGCGCCGTGTAAAGATGGAAAAGCTTATCAATAAGTATTTAAGCAAACTTGCCCGAGATGCTATTTCTTTCGGTGATTCCTATGCACGTATTTATGGGAAAAAAGATATAGGTGTAATTGACCTCGTATGCAATGAGTATACATATCCGCCATTAATACAACCGTTCGAACAAGGCAGTAAGACTGTCGCCTTTTTTTGTTTAGATCCTCGTAATTGGCAAAAAACTATTACCAAACTGAATACTATTCAAATGGTACGTTTCAAAATGCCCCGTATGAGCAATATTGCTCAATATGAGCTTGTTGAAACTGGTCTTGTCACGAAAATGTTGGAGGGTGATGATCCAGATGAGCTACCAATCTTACCAGCGCATTTAGGCGGCTCATTTCTTTATGAGATTGAAGATATTTATGATGATGTAATCCTCGCTTTGGCATCAATGAATAGCCAGCAAATTGCAGATACCGTAAATCAGATGTTCTTGACAGTAAATATGTCAGGAATGCCGCCAGCACAACGTCAAGCCTATATCCGTGGTTTAGAAGGTTTACTCAAAAATCATGAGGCTTATGTCCGTGATGCTTTATCAGGTGGTGAAGCAGTCTGGAATACTGCTTTTCACATGCTTCCAGTATTTGATGAAAAACAAGTTCTAAATCCAGTGGGTGATATCAAGAATCAACGAAGCTCACCTATTAATATTGAACAGTTCATGATTAATGTCCGTTTGTTAATGGGCGGTATAGGTCTAGACCCAAGTATGGTAGGGTGGGCTGACATGTTAACTGGTGGTATTGGAGAAGGTGGAGCATTCCATACTTCTGCACAAATCATGCGTAGGTCACAAGACATTCGAACAGCAGCTTCCGAAGGGATTAATCAAATTCTTCACTTGGATTGGGGTTTTGCTTATAACGAACAATTTGAGCCTGAAGATTACCCTTGGCAAGTTGAATATTATTCAAACCAAACTGCAGCAGCTACGGAAGAAATCAACAATGCTCAATCAAGAATGAATACAACATTACTTAAAACACAAGTAATCGCATCATTGAAAGAATCAAATTTAGATGTAGATATTATGGCGTACATTCTTGAGCGCGATACAGGTATGAAATATGAGGAAGCATTAACATTAGCTGAAAGTATTGCTAAGAGCCGTAAATTTCCAGAGGATGAAGAATAATGGCTTTTTTTGAATACGAAACACAGAATAAAACTATAAATAACAGTTTTGGAAACGTTTTAAATCCGTTTAAAGATCGTTTTGCTAAAAATCCTGTCTTATGGTCTGGTCTAACAGTGGATCGAGCTGTTTCCCATTATCAGGAACTTTACGCATTAGGAACACTTTCAGCTGCACATTTTGGAATTGAAATTCGCCCGTACCGTGCAAACAGTAAAATTTCTCAAGCAAATATTCCAATTTTTGATCCTTCAAACAAAGTTGCTTGGTTAGCCAATAATGTAGATGTATCACTACTAGATGCCCAAACCGATGCAGTGCATGTGGGGCATTTTCAACTCAACCATGTAACTGGTAATGCTTCAAATGAGTTGAGCATTTCATTTATTGAGACTAAAGAAGCAGCTATTGCGAATAGTGCTAAAGCTATAAAAGAAATAATGTTTAATAAGGATGGTACTCAGCCGCCACCAATTGAATACTTAATGAGATTAAAAATATATGCTTTTGATAAAGCTGCAAGAAATCAAAACCAATTTGAAATTGAGCATCTAGTTTCACTTCAAGCAGGCAATTTGCCCCTTGATGCCTCTAATAAAGCACATGCCATTGTTACTTTAAATTTCATCAAAATGTTTCCCAACTTAAAATAAGCTATGGAACTCATTGCCTTTATAGATTCACCTACTTGAGAAAATATCCTCAAATTAAAATGAGGATAACTCCGTGAGTGTTAAATCAATTTTCATTCAAACACACGCACCACATCAAAGCCGATTAGTACATGGTTTTGACTCCATGGTGAATAGTGGTGCTTGTTCAATTGGGTTTATTAAGGGTGATTACCGTCAAATTAATGCTTTAGTCACTGAAGATTACACGGAAAATGATTTCTGGCGTGTTGTAAATTTAAAAGGTAAAAAGGGTGGGATAGATGCGTTTGATTCTGTTGCGGTATTAGGCGCTATCGATGACCAGCATGCAGCTGATTTAGCGATACTGCAATTTGGCCGAATGTTTGATGCTAGTGTTACAGATGTTATTGAAACAAATCAATTTGGACTTAAGCGCCATTTATCATCACAACAATTTAATTTGACGGGTTCAAAACCGATTCAAAGATGGCAACTAGAACAATTACAAAATGTTGTAGCAGCTGAAAAACCTGAATGGGATGGAATCAATTTAATTTCTCATGAGGGTGATACTTCTAAGTTGTTATTAGATATGCAACGAAATGATGATCATAGCCAATTATTGAGTAAATTTGATGGGTTACCTACACTTTTATCTAGTCTAGGCGTAGAAGAAGCGCTTTACGACTCTATTATCGTTGATTACCAGCATTTAGAGCAGCTGTCTGCAATTTTGCATCACTCTATGGATCAGTTTTCAAAAACTGGCGTCAAAATCGTTAACGTTACGGAAAGTAAGCCCTTTAAGCATAAAAAAGTCCTTCAAATTGCTCTTACTTATGATTTTGATGACGGCCAAAACTTCACAATCCTTTTTCATAAGCCAGATCGATTATCAAAAAAAATTAGTCCAGCAGATTCATTAATTTCATGGAAGATTTTAATGAACAATCGGGATATTACGGCTGCAATTCAGCCTAATCAGGGAGAAGGAATATCAATTCCAGTTCTCGCTGGTCGAATTATGAAGTTGATTAACCAAAATAGTAATCGTTTTAAGCGGTTACAATCTAAAAAAGCAGAAAAGGCCAAGGCTTTAGCAGATGCTGAACTACGTCTCGAGCAAAAACAAAGTCAATTAAATTCTTTAAGTGCAGAAATTTCCAATTTATTAAATGAATTGGATCAGTTGCAAAATACATTGTTAACCAAGCAATCTGAAGAAAATGAAGTAATCATTAAAGAGAATAGTCTCGATAATGAGTTACCAGATAGTATTTCTGATGAAGAAGCCGAACGTTTAAAAGCCGACTTAAAGCGTTTAAATGCTGATCCTGAATGGGCAGGTGAAGATGGTTTACGTTACCAAGCATTCTTTGAACGTATCAATAAGGCTCTAGAGGGGGATTCTGATGCAGTAGTTTGGGCACGTGAATGGATTTCTGATCTAGATGACCAGGCTTTGGCTCAACAGCAAGCAGAATTAGAAGCAAAAAAACTTATTGATGCCGAAAATGAAGCTAAACAAAAAAGAGATGAAGAAGTATTAGCAGCACGTACAGCTGGTATAGCTGAAAACAAAATGATGCAAGCATGGTTAGACACTTTGGAAAATCCTGAAGATTCTAACAACATAGACTTTATGGCTTGGGGTTCAGATCGCCGTGGTGAATTCTTAAAAAACTGGAATGGGGCCGAAGGTTCACCAGAATATTTAACAGCATTTTATGAATATTCAAGAGCATGGGCAGATGAACATTTAGCGGATCGCCTCAGTAATAAAGAGCCAGCCCAAAATTCAGATAATGATGAATTTAAAGAACTAAATGCTCCGACAGAAGTTGAAGATCTTCAGCCTAGTACGACAAATGATGAAGGTAATCAACTTTACCGTTCAGTAATTGAAGGGCAGGTTAAAGTTAATCTTGAGTTATTAGAGCAAATTCGAGATGAAGCAGAAAAAGACTTAAATGATCCACTTCTTATTCCAGCGGTGACAGAACTCTTGAATCAAGTGCAAAAAATGGAAGCGGAGAATATCTAATGACAACTTTAAATCTAATTTCTATTCAAGATATTGCTAAAAATCCATTAGTTGTAATTGATCAAATGATTAGTTTCTTTAAACCTAAACAGCCCTTTACTGGGCTATTGAAGGGTAGAACTAATAATGTGAAAACAGCCAAAGGACAAAAGATTTCTACTGTATTCGCTTTAGTTGATATTGATCAAGTAATTGCATCTCATACAGCAACTGGTGCGGAAAACCCTAATTATCCGCAAGAATTGCAGCCACGAGATCGTAGTCGTGAATCCTCACAAGCATGGGTACAGAAAACTGCTAATGATTTAGACCCCGAAAGCCTAGGCCGCTCAGGTCGGGCAGACACGGGAGCACCGATAACTGGTGATGATTTAGTTGTTGAATCAGGAAATGGCCGAACAATGGCAATCAAGCTTGCCTATGAGCGTGGTACCGCAGATGAGTATAAACAATGGTTGATTGATGAAGCTGATTACTTTGGCTTTAGCAGTGAGCAGGTCCAAGCAATAGCTCAACCAATCTTGATACGTATTCGTACAACTGAGATTGATAGAGCTCAATTTGCCATAGATGCTAACCAAGATGATAAGTTGTCTTTTACAGCAACTGAACGTGCTAAAGCTGATGCTAAACGTTTAGATGAGAATTTACTGGCTCTTTTTAACCCGAGTGAAGATGGCGATTTATTAGCAGTGAGTAATCAAAAGTTTATTCAAGGTTTTTTAAGTAAATTAGGTGATACAGAAGCTGCCCAGTACACAACGAAAGATAAAAAACCAACACAAGCACTGATAAACAGAATCAAGGCCGCAATTTTTAGTAAAGCGTACAATGATGATCGTCTGCTAGAAATGATGGCTGATCATACAAAACCAGATCTTCAAAATATGCTTAATGCGCTTGGTGTTGCTGCGCCTAAATTTATTGAAGCGCAAGCCATAAGTCGTGGAAATGTTCAAGATATATCAGATCAAATCGTTGATGGAATGGAGCAAGCCATTGATCAACGTGTTGCTAATGCAATTATTGATGCAGCAAATACAATTTTATCTGCAAAGCAAAATGATCAAGATATTGTTGAGTTTGTAAAGCAGCAAGGGCTTTTTGAGGATCTAGGAGAAGGTGTTGCTGAGCTCGCCGTATTTCTCGCCAAGAATAGCCGCAGTTCAAAAAAAATGAGTATGTTATTTAAAGCATTAGCTGAATTTGCAGAGAAACAGGCTTTAGATAGTAGTAATGTAGGCTTGTTTGGTGAACCTGAACCAGTAAGTGTAAAAGATGCTATCCAATATGCACAACAACTGCTTGGTGATGATTTCATTAGTGTGCAAATGTACGATTCCTTGGTTGATTCCAGCAGTTCAAGTAAACCTAAAATAATTCGATTAACGAAAGAGGGAGCTGAACGTTTTCACAGTGCTTTGAAAGTTAAAATTGATCAAAGTAATGACAAGGAAAATCAAGAAGGGAACAAAATTAATGACATTCTTTTTGAAGAATTAGATGTTTAGATCTGGAACCTACTAAAAATTAGATACTTACGATCATTCAACATAGGAATGTAAAGTTCCTATGTTGAGGGATATATGTCCATCTTAAAGCTCAAACCAATCACTAAAGACACAGTATTGGTTGCGATTTATTACATGATTGATTTCATGCATTATCAGAGCAATATTGCTCGATTTTTCCTTCTTATAATCCATAAGCAAATAGAACTTAACTTGTCTGTAGCAAAGCAAGCTTTAGCTTTTGCCCGTCAAGAAAGTGACTTTCCAAAATTGGATGAAGTTATTGAAGTCTTATATAACGAGGCTATCAAAAACATTGATGAATCAGTTATCCAACACCTTAATAACAGTTCCAGAAATGTTATTGAACAGCTAGAGACTATTGTCAGTCTTTTTGCTTGCGATAAAGAGCTGAAGCCATACACCACTAAAAAGAATAAAACATTACAGGTTATTGGTCTTAAAGGCATCAAATTAACCAAAGCTAAAGAGTTTGACCCCTATGCCTTTTATTATCAGGGTGAAATTCTTGTACGCTCAAAACATCTTAAAGCTATTCCAGACTCTCTTCTTTCAGAAGATCAGCAACTTGTAAAAGGATTGTTCTTACATGTATCAAATACCAATTCAGATGTGGAATCAGTTGGCGAATTTCGTCTCAGATCCAGAGGACCAATTGTTTCTACAACTGGATCAGGAAAAGATGAACTTGAGGCTTCAGAAGCAGTCAGAAATGATGGAGAAGTTTGGGTACTCAGAGACAGTAATACTGGCTTACCAAAAAGTGATGATGCAAGTTTACTTGGCGGCCGAAATCCTAGAAATGAATCTTCAAATGGAGATAGTGGAACCAGTGCTAACCGGATTAACAGCAGCGGAAGCAGTGAACTATCTGGTAAGAGATCATCTCTTAAACGAGCAAGAGATCGATCAATTATACAATCTGCTAAATCAGTTAGAGCTGCCATAGATGAAAAGCTAGATGCTCAATTAAAAGCAGATAAGGTAGAAACTATATGGAGTGATGCTTCAAATATTGACGAAGCTTTGCCATATCTACAATCTGCACAGCGTGGTGATGTTTTTAAGACTGAAAAGCGCTTAATAGAGGAAAATCAGAAAGGTATTCTTTTTACTAATGGCACAGGTACTGGAAAAACCTTTACTGGTCTGGGTGTAGCAAAACGGTTTATCAATGCTGGCCTTAAGAATATTTTAATTGTTACTCTAAACGATAAAATCGCTAATGACTTTGTCAAAAGCTCAAGCCCTTTAAATATCAAGGCTTACAAATTAAAAAGTATTAAAGAAAATGGCGGTGAGGATCACTCAGTCGTGGTCACAACCTTTGCTAATTTTGGACAAAATAAAAGTTTAGTTCACAAACATTGGGACCTGATATTAATTGATGAGGCACATACTCTATCGCAATCATCCGATGGTAAAGCAACTGCAGCATTAAACAAACTAAGAGCCTTAACCGGGCATTTGCATGGTTTTAGTGAATGGTTTGAAGATAAATTTGCTGATCAGATGCCAATTGAAGAGCTCGATGAAGATGGTAAAGAAACAGAACAATACCTAAGTGCTTATAACAAAATGCAGATCCTTCGAAATGAACAACGAAAGATCTGGAATTTGAATTGGAAACACCAGAAAAGTAAGGTCAAAGTTGTTTTCTTATCTGCTACGCCATTTAGTTATCACTTTTCACTTGATTGGGCGGAAGGCTATTTATTTGATTATATGTCTCCTTCAGTATCTGTTGATGACCAAGGTAATTTAGCTGAAGGCTTTAGTAAGGCTCGAGAGCACTTCTATATGGGAAATCTTGGATATCGAAAGCGATATGGTAAGTTGACCCGACCTGAAGCTAAGGTAGATACAGGAGTACTTGAAAGACAGTTCGCTGAAAATCTTAAAAACACTGGTGCTATGTCTGGGCGGGATTTAGAAGTAAATTTTGACTATGATCGTAAATTCATTCTAATTGGCTCTCGTGTTGGTGAACTTATTGATGAAGGTTTAACTTATCTTCGCAATGGTTATAAAGAAATAGAAGGGCACAAAACAAGAACTTTTGAAGAATGGGCTGCTCAGACTGGTAAACCAACAACAGGCTGGGGACGTCATGCATCTATGCAAGAATATGATCGGCTATTTACTGGCAACCGATTTAAAAAAATATACGAAATTATTGCAAAACGCTTTGATTACTTAGCAAGACGCCGTTTGTTAGAAGCTATTAAAGCTGAAGCTTGTGTTGATATGGTGAAAAAGCACTTAGCATTAGGTCGTAAAGTAGTAATTTTTCATGATTATAACGAAGGCGGTGGTTTTGCACCTTTCTTGATTAGTAAGCTTGATATCGAAAAATATGAAAGCCCACTTAGAGAAGATATTGAGCTTGAATATAATACATTCAAAGAAAATAGACCGGATCTAGTAAATCTCAATCTTGATTATGATTCACCTGTTGAAACTTTAAAGAATGCATTTCCTAATGCTCTTTTATTTAATGGCCGTCTTTCAAAGCAACAACGTGAAACTAATGTAGCGTTATTTAATACTGATGATAGCGGGCACGATATTCTCATTCTGCAGTCAGATGCTGGTTCTACTGGGATTAGCTTGCATGATACAACTGGTAAACACCAGCGAGTACTCATTAATATTGGTCAACCAACAAAGCCAGCCAAGTTGAGACAGACGGAAGGGCGTATCTATCGAACTGGACAAGCATCAAATGCTATTCAGAGATACTTGACTACTGGTACTGCATGGGAACGGGCTGCATTTGCAGACACGATTGCTGGACGCGCAGAAACAGTAGATAACTTTGCAAAAGGTGCTGATGCTGTAGTAAGTATCAAAGAAGCGTTAATTCAGGCTTATGAAGAAGCTAAATATGAAGAGCCAAGTCTAAATGATGGTATTGGCGGTAAAGCATATGATGAAGAAAATGCCCGTATTGCTAAGTTAACCCCATTTGATCAAGCACTAACATTCTACTATGCCAAAGGCAAACGTTCTGAAAGTCGTAATAACCGCGAAGGTAAGGAATGGTATGCAACGCCTGAACCTCTAGGATTCAAAATGATTGAATGGGCAGGGGTACACACTGGCGATTCTGTGCTTGAGCCTAGTGCTGGTGATGGAGCTATTGGTCGTTTTGTTCCGCAGGATGTAGAGTTGACAATGATTGAACCGACTGAGTCTTTAGCTAGTCGTGCTCAAATGGCAAATACAGGTGCTAAAGTAATTGTTGATACATTCGAATCTTTAGAATCATTAAATAAGTACCATGCGATTGTGATGAATCCGCCATTTGGTCATGCTGGCACTTTGGCAATTCAACATATCAAGAAGGCTTTTGGTCATCTTTATGATGGTGGTCGGATTGTGGCCTTGGTACCACGTGGTTCGATGGATTCTAAAGTGGACGAATTTATTGATAGTACACCTGGTGCAATTCTGACAGCTGAAATCTGGTTGCCTCAATCGACCTTTAAAAATGCTGGTACCGCCGTTTCAACTCGTATTATCATTATTGAAAAACATGCAGACTCTAATGATGTTCCAGCAACACGAGAATTAGACTTTACGCACCTTACAAGTGTAGAGGATCTATTTTCAGAAATTCGCGATATCGCAATGCCACCTAGGAAACTACGCATTGACGAGCAGCTAGCTAAGTATGAACTTTATGTTAGAACTGAACGTAGCAAGTACGTTTTCAATGGCGATGGCGTTGATAAACCTCAGATCAAGAATATCATGCTGAAATTCTGGGGTTCAGAAGTAAATGAGTTTGATGAGATTGTTATGCCATATAACAAATCTGCTGAAATCATTAAGAAGATTGATGAGTTTGAGCAAGAGAATAATATTAATCTAGCTGCTTAACATAAGTAATAAAAATACGCTCTTGATGAGCGTATTTTTTATGAATTGTTGGATACAGCAAAATTAAATTTATAAATATTATGTCTTTGAATTTCTCTTTATTTGGGAATCATTGAACTTGCATATGAACTAATTAAACTTCGTGAAAGTAAAAATTTTTCTCCAACACTTTCAAGAAGATTACCATGATCATCTACACTAAAATGAGCAATATGAGGATCATTAAATAAAAAATCAGGGAATGGATATTTAGCATGAGGATTATGAAAAATATATAAACCATCAAAGATTGATTCTTTATATTCTTCTTTAGGAATCCCTTCGCGGATATCAGGAATTAATGTACTCTCACTTACGTCATCCCTAGTGTAAAGTGCATTAAAGAAAGTAGTTTTATTTGCTTCACTTACTTCAGCTAATGCTCGAACTTTCCCCCAAGTTGCATATGGGTTATAAATTACAGCACTAATATCTTCATACTCTGAAGTCTTAAAAAAACCTAGGGGAATTTCTGCACCATTATCTTTTTCAATAAAATCCATTCTTTCTCTTGGCAAGTAGTTGAGTTTATCTGAAATAGCCTTTTCCTCATTAAGATAAATTCCATATAGAACAGCAATTAAACCGCGATGACCTATAAAATGGGAATGAGGTCGATCAAAAGAATTAAGACCTAAAATAAAAGGCTTACCCATAACATGAGATAAATCTTTATATGATTTTTTAAACTTTTGATTTTTAGAGACAATTGAATTGGCTAATCTAATAATTGATTTTCTATTGAATTCTTTAAAGTTAATTTGAAAATCTAAATGTGCATCTGTAAAACCAAATGCTGGTAGGCCATCTTGTTCTGGGTTGGCAATTGTTGCTTCAATACAAAAAGGTGAATTATTTTTGTTACATACAAAGTCAGGCGCATGATGATTATAATCTATATCAATATTTTCAGATTTCAGGATTTTATTTAGATATAATTCCCAAAAAGAAGACTCAAAAGTAGTTTGGAATTCTTTTACAAATTTATTATCCCTATCAACAAATCCATTTGCCCAATCTAATAAAACATTCCTTTCAGCATACATTGCTTCATTTAATAACAATTTAAAAATTTTATGCTGTTTTTCGCTTTCAACAATAGGTGTAAATAAATCTAACATTTTTTATTTCTCAAAGAATATTTTTAAATAAAAATTTTAAATTTCATAATACTAAAAAATTATTAAAAATCAAATCTATATGAAAAACTGTAATTAGCGTATTTTCAAAACTTTTTTATCAGTTTTTAATGCTGGAACAAAGCTAATAAGTGTCCTTATTTTTTAATTAATAATAGCTTAATTTTTATAAATTAGTACTTAAACATGTCCAAAGCTTTAGCTTATGCACCAGCTGTAAATACAGCAAAAACTAATTTACCAAGTAATGAATCAGATCCATTCTATGGTTCTATTTCAAAGCACAAATACGCAGAGTTTTCTCTATGTGACAAAGAGGGGAATCCTATTGCTGGCTCGCCAGTGATTAGAGCCTTATTAACGGACGGTGATAAAAGCATTGAGAGCCAATGGCAAACTCCATTTGAGAATAGTAATCCTGAGCTAAAAATGCCTATGCTCATGGCAGGCTTACAATCAGGTCAGCTATCACAAGTCGCTGAACAGATGCAAAGTAATCCTATAGCTCAAGTTTTATCAAAACTTGGGGTTCAAGATGCTATGCAGAGCGTTGAAGGGCGTACCAATCTAACTAAAGTGAATACAACTCAAGTATTCCTATCTACTTCTTCAGTACGGCTCAACCTTTCTATTTTCTTCCTTGCCTTTAGTGATGCGAAAACAGAAGTTGAAGACAGGATCATGCAATTAGAGGCTTGGAGTCTTCCAGTTTCTTTATCTTCTGATTCTACACTTCAGAATGTGGTTAATGACTCAAACTCAACTTTAGAAGGGTTGTTTTCAGGTGTAATCCCACCCTTTGTGTCTCTGACAACTCACGGCAAAACTTATAAACCTTTCATTATTGAAAGTGTTTCTGCACCAATTGTTGCGCCAATTGATGAGAAAGGTAACCGGTTAAGTTTGGCCGTGAATATAAGTTTGATGAGTCGAACTGCATGGGATTCAAAAGACATTTATTCATTGTATGGAGGCAACTAATGATTACTTTTGATCCAGTGTATGTAGGCGATAATACTTTTCAAATGCAAGAATTGAGTTTTGAGCAGTGTCTTAAAATTTCAATCATTGCGCCGAATTTAAATGAAAAAAGACTTACAGCTTTTCTTAAATCAGCTTTAGATAGTGTGTTTGATCCTTTGGTTTTAACTATTCAAGAACGATATTTACTGCTGCTGAAGTATCTTGAAAAACAAAGTAATACTATGTTGGAGGTGAACACAGACTGGTCTAAAGTTTTCCTTCAATCAGAAAATAATTGGAAAACTGAAACTACTCAAAATGGAATTACTGTTAGACAGCTTATTGGAATTGAAGTGGAGTTCTTAGAGGCAAATTGTAAGAACGTCGCTGAATGGATTGCCTGCATGATGGCTTTTCAGTTGAGTTATTCTAATCATGAACACTTAGGTTTATTGCCGGATAGAACAAACCCTCAATTATTTGAAGAACAATTTAAGCAGCGGCTAGATTTCATTAAGAAAATGCCAGCTAGTGATTTTGATTTGTGCTATCAAGACTTTAATAATTTAAACAATGAGTTATTTACTCATTTACGGTTAAGCGTTGATAACCACGGTATTTTAGTGGAAAGAGGTGCAGATGACGCGCCTGCACGATTTCGCACCGCTTCCGTCTTTACAGGAATCATCAAAGAGTTGGACCGATCTTTTGCTTGATACTGCAAGTAGTATTTCTGAAAACTGCCCAATGCCTTTATCAGATGCTTTAAAAATGCCTTTGAGTTTTGAAAGTACTTACTTCAATTCATCAGCATGGGAAAACCGCAAGAAGTATTTAGAAAACGAAATTGAACGTCACAACGTATTCTTAAAATTAGGTCAAGAAGTCATTAAGGGATTAAATGCCCTAGCAAGTAGAGGCAGATAGTTTTCACATAGAAAAGTCTGAGTAATTCGGGCTTTTTTTTCGTGCTTTGTGTTTGGAACCTTACTCCAATTAGAACAACAACACTTGCAAAAATAACCACAAATGAAACGTGGGGAATAGGTCATGTCTGATCATCAGGCAATTGAAGTCACTGTCACAACTTTTGCTAATAAAACTACTTTCTGGAGTGGTTTAGCAAGTGCTTTTGGTTCTCTAACTTCAATTAATTGGTTGAGCTATACAGGTGCAATTGTGGCTGTTTTGGGCCTATTCATAAGTTTCATTTTTCAGTGGAGACGTGACCGCAGAGAACGTAAAGAAAGTGAATTACGTGAAAAAGAAAGCGAATTACGAATCAAAGCTTTAGAGGCTTTAGAGCAAGATAATTTACGAAAGAGGAAAGATGAGTGAAGTTAATTGAAAACAATGCTTGGCAGTATCTATCTGTTAAGTTACCCGCGGTAGGTGCATTCATCATGCTAATTTTATTGCCGGCACTACAATGGGGTGTTGATTATGAAGTTATTCCCGAAAAATATCACGCATTTGTTACTGGTACTTTAATGCTTGTTCTGTCATGGATTGGTAAGAAAATTTCTCAACCACGACTTAACGGCCCTCAATTAACAGGCCAGTTAGTAGGAATCAATACCTTAATGAATATTCCTACAACTACAAAGTTTGACGAATTAGCTTGGATGGCTGAAGCAAAAAAACACATTGGTCTGCAAGAAATACCAGGTAAACAGCACAATCCAACTATTTTGAAATGGTTAAAGGAGCTTAAAGCTTGGTGGGCGGATGATGAAACAGCGTGGTGCGGTACTTTCGTTGCTCATTGCTTGAAATCAGCTGGAATTGCTTATCCTAAGCATTGGTACCGTGCATTGGATTATGTGAATTATGGTACCAAATTAGCTAAACCAGCTTACGGTTGTGTAGCTATTAAAACCCGTAAGGGAGGAGGCCATGTCTGTTTTGTTGTAGGACGTGATAAGTCTACTGGAAAACTTGTTTGCCTTGGTGGTAACCAATCCAATAGAGTGTGTTACGCGCTTTATAGTGATTCAGATTTCCAAGAGTTCCGATGGTATGGACGTACACCTCAGCCAGCAAGTAAACGTTATTCTTTACCGCAATTAAAGGGCGTAACAGCTACTAGGGCTTCTGAAGCCTAATGAAGATACTATTACTGAGCTTTCTTTTATGTGGTTGTACGGCACATACAATTAATAGCAATGTAAATGTCACTATTTGCGTTAAAGCGATTTAAAAAAAGCCCTGAATGTTCAGGGCCTTTTACATAAAAATTATTTACGGCAATCATTTTACCGAGTTCATAGTTACCATCAAATTTATTTGATCAATATGCACTATTTTAAATTGATACACTGTAACTGACCCAAGTAGTCTTTGTCTGAACTGAGCTTTTTAAGATATATTGGCTGGTAAGATAAGGCACGCTTAGTATCTTCTTGCAGGCTAGTTGGAGCTTTTTCCATATCAACAAGTGTCGAATATTTTTGAATAAACTTATTCAT